TGTTTTGACTGTCATTATCACATGATGTATTGCTCATGCGAGGGGGGAGTAAAGGCTCCATCTTCCATATCCACTAGCAAAGACCCGCTCGTTCGTGTATAATTTATACTCCCCATCGAAAGGATAACATGGCAGAGGATAAGGCTATCAAGGCGTTCGTAGACGCATCGTATAACCGAATGTTCAGTCCGTACCAGTTTGCTGATGCTGTCAGGCTGGCAGGGGTCATTCCTGCGAGTGCTCTGAATAAAGTTGCTATCGGATGGTTTAGGCTAATGGAGATCGAATACCGCTATGGAGTGGGTGATCCTGTTATCGGAGAACTTGGCTCCCGTATCGTACATGAGGTGCTGAATGACTACGAAGAAGTACCCGACTATAACCCTGGTCGCGGATTTGCGGATAACGGTGGAGGTAATAGAGGAACTTGGGAAGACTATGAATCCCGCTATTCTCCGTCGTTCGTTCGCAGAGGCTTTGACTCTTAGAAACATCAAGCCAGGGCTTGACGTAAAAAACATAGAAGTGCTACAATATTCAAGTATGTAGGTAAGGTTGGTGCGGCTATCAGGGGACGCCCTAGTCGTTAACTAAAGCAGGAGCCTCGAAAACTCCTAGCAGCCAACCACTTTTCTTGACCAATGTCAGAGGGGTATGGTAGAGTAAAGACATGAAAGCAATTAGAATGTTTGAGATCTTCATGAGCAGCGGTGCTGCCTTTACCCCTGAGCGGTGGGATGAATACATCTCCGTTGCCAAGGATGACAAGGAACTTGGAGATATTTCTGATACCAGGGATATCATCAAGAAGAAGTGGGGCACATGGACAGAGGAAGAAAAGATCCGATTTGACTACGTTTGGATTTACATTTTCCAGAAGTATGTTGACAAATAGGAAGTTTCGGGGCAGCCCGATCAAATTAATCTAATACACATATTACGACGAACCTAAAAATTGGCTGGAATTTTTCGGGATTTCCCGATATTTTTAAAATTTGATATTACGACGAGTCAAAAAATCGGCTGGAATTTTTGGCAAATTTATCCACATGTTATCCACAGTATATGAATAACTAATTTTATTTATCCACAGGGCGGGATAAGTATATGATTCCCCCTATAGTATATATAATACATATTACGAAGAGTAAAGAATATCGCAGAATTTTCCAAGATACCCCGCCCACATTTGATATTACGAAGAACCCTATTTTTTCCCAGAATTTTACATTTTTCTGGGAAATTTCCTATTTTGGGGGCAAATTTATGCAATTTTTAGGGAAAATCACCCATTTTTCCTTGACATTACGATTATCGGACGGGGCGCCTAATTACACCTATACTATTTTTAATTTGTTTGTATAGGTTTTTCCACATTTCTTAGTATTTTATGCACAACTTATCCACACCTATATGGCCCTATGTGGATAAAAGATAGCCTATTCTTGCTGTCAAATAGATAACTACTGCTGAATAGATAACTATCTTGATTGTTTCCTTATTGGTCATGTTAGAAGATCCATCCTAGTATACTTATTATTACTATAGTAATGAAGACAATTGTAAAAGTCCCGCCCAGAATTGCCGTCAGGCAATCCCCGCCTTGCGGTGATTCATTCATATATTTATCGCATTCTGTGGATAATAATGTTGGATATTATATTGCTTCTTATTCCTTCTCAAAATAACCTTTGTCACCTGAAAAGTAACAAAATAGAATATGGTAAGAAATAGAAGATACTTACCAAGAGACTTCATCATCGTCAGTCAATGGTCCAAAGTTATCAAGTGGGATAGCCCAGTCAATAAACTTATCGACCATATTATTGACGGCATCTCCTACAAAACTAAACATCTATCTTCTCCAATGTAAATCGTGATTGATCATATGCATAAATGAATGCTTGCTTATTCTCTATGGGAGAGGTAAGCCTTCTAATGTATCTGGTAGCCTTTCTTAATGCCCCGCGCCTGGTGAGTGCATTAAATGACGTATAGGGTACATCATCAGATTCATGCATTACATCAGCATACCAGATCCATGCCCATATGCCAGTCCATCGTCCTGTGGTAATGGCAAAATTTCTCATGCCACCTTCTTCTTCCTGCCGCGTCGCGGCTTAGACTCAATATCTGATATTTCTTTCTTACTTTCGCGCTCATTCGTGGCTAGATATTCCTGTACGAGATGAGTGTGGGAATGGTGCTGAATGCATTCCTTACACCATTTATTTACTGCGAACTTCTTACTGCTCACTCCCCATTTTATGAGGCATGTATATTCAGAGTGCTTATTACTAGTGCATGGGCTTTTCATTAGCGGTACTTGCGCTTAAGTGCTGGCTTGAGTCCTGCCTTAACACATGCTGCGTAAGCCTGACCGTACTTCTTTTCAGCACCCTCACCAGACTTGCCTGCGATATTCTTCTTAACATCCTGGCTAGCAATATTTAGATCCCTTAGGAGGGTATCCTTCTCATCGTCAGTCATTCAACTGCTCCTCTGCTAAATCATTGAAATATTTGATAAATTTATTAATAATAAAAGCCGTATCATCAATACATGAATGTACAGTATTTGGGTTTTCTGTAGCAGAAAATCCTGGATTCTTGTATTGGAAGTATTCAAGGGCCACGCGACTTACAATATCTTCTAAATCTGTAACTTTCATAGTTTTTCCTTATAGTGTTTTATTAATGCTGAAATAACTCTACAATCTTCATGCCGCCAATCAAGGTCGCAGGAATCTCCCATTGAATTCTTACAGAGCATCCCGCGCAGATCATTGATTACATTACTGTAGACTTGCTTCTCTACTGAAATTGTATCAATACTTTCTGAGCATTGCCAGCATTTAACGTACATTATTTAAGGTCGTCCCCATTTAGTTCCTGCCATTTTAAATGGGCATCTATGGCTATTGTAGCGTCTAGAATGGCTATTTCCTGCCAGTTCTGACCATCCTCGCTTTTTAGCCACTCAGGATCTTTATTTCTTTTAGGGAACCATGACTCCATCAAGGCATTCGCTACATATTGTACCTCTGTCATGATTCCTTAATTCCTTTTACTTGCCGACCAGACCTTAGTTTTGCCATATTTGAAAGAGTATTGGTAACGACCTCTAGGACACAAGAGACATTGACGTACATATCCTCTGGGTGCCAGGGGGTATCTGATCCACCGCCATAAGTATCATCGTATGCAATACGCAGAACCTCAAAGAATTCATCGGCAGTTACATAATAGGCCATCCATGGCCTGTCATTAGACTTTAGATCGGATGCGGTGATAGTGATATTGTTACTAGAATAAACAGGCTCAGACTTTGTAACGTCTGCCATATTAATATTACCTGATAGATATGTCATTTTTCTCCTAAGTGTGTGGGCCAGTAGTATGTGCATTTTCCTGGGCAGCATACATAGTTCTGGTAGATTTCATATTCCGCCCTGTATTGTGGGTAAAGTTCTGGGGCTTTTTCATATAGTCTACCACGATGGGTAGTAAGGACATGATAAAACGTATCCTCGTCAACCATCCAGTTCGGTAGACCCGTGTCTGTGATACCTTCTGCCATGCGCTCAATCTCATGCCAATTCTTCTCCCACTTATACTCACGACGCTCCATCTCCTTGCGGATAGCCGCTAGATAATTATATAGGGTAATTGGGTGACCGTCAAACATTCTAACGGCAGGGTGATTGCGCCAAGCGTTAGACTTAGACTCACCGACTAGAATTGTCATAATCTGGCGACCCTCCAACAACTGCTTAACTAGACGCTTTGTGTCTAGTTGTTGGGCGGCTATGTCAAAATCGCTCTCTGGTAGAAAAACTTGCATCACCAATCTCCTCTTATTTGAGTTATATTATCTCCATCGTCAATCCAAATGTCAAGATCTTTTTCCCGCATATAAAACCAGATGGCTGATTCAATATATTGTCCTGTACCGACATTCTTTTCTACCCCGCCCTCTTCCCAGAGGATATCAAACGTTTCTGTGCTTCCAGGTCGTTTTTTTAGAGTAACTTTAGCGCGTTCATACATAAATAACCTCTTTACGAGGGGGTTCACAGTCCTTACAGTATCCAATGTCATAAACAAAGAAGTCATCTGGATCTGTATGTGCAATGCCATGTGGACAAATTCTTGTCATGATGAATACTTTACCGATCATTTCAAGGCTCTGCTCCCAATCACGCATTACATGGTCTGTTCGCTTATGCAATGCACAGATAGATCCAACACATGTATCTGGATGGTGGGCGGCTAAAATAACATCACTATTCTCAAGTTGTACAGAATGTGGTACATATGGACTATGTGTTTCTACGAATAGAGTCTCTACGTCATTTCCACCGTACCTAAAGTATTCATTCCCGCCATCGACCATAGTCTCCTGACACATACATTGAACATAGTCATGAACATGGGTGGACTGAAGAACTTCCTGACACTTATTACATCTCACAGCATTACGAATAATCATTTTAACCTTTCAGTTAAATATTAATGTTGTATGTTTACCATTATATATATTTGTATGTGAATAAGTCAATGGGATTGCTATGACTATTACATTTTTCTTGTATGATCCCGCTTCAAAATCGAACCCGCCGCCACAGGTAATCATAACTAATTGTGGAGGACCCTTATACCTGAAAAGTTTCGGTGCTTTCTTATAAAAAGAATCTTTTTTGGTCATAAATCGGTCAATAATTATATAATGTGAGGTATAATTGATATAGGAAATATCGACCTTATCCCCCATAGCGAGTGTTTCCAGATTATAGAAAGCCCCTGGGTCTGAACCTACTCCATCGCGGTGACTCACGAGAATTGTAGATCCCCCATTAGACCCAGGGGCGGCTCCATATTTATAAATGCCTACCTTTGAGATATCATCAGGTATTTCTATTGAGTTATTAGAAGTTATTCCAACAGGAACTATTTCAGCATTTATTTTAAAACGGGGACTTCCACAGCCATGCCTCCCCCACCAGCGGGTATGTCTGTTGGGATTGGGATTGGTGTTGGATTTGTCTCCGTTGGTTCTGGCGTAGGAGTTGGCTCCGTTGGTTCTGGAGTTGGCTCTGTCGGCGTTGGTGTTGGAGTTGGCTCCGTTGGTGTTGGGGTTGGAGTTGGCTCCGTTGGAGTGGGCGTTGGTGTAGGTGTTGGAGTGACTACTTTACAGTCATTATTCCAGATCACTTGACCAGTATCGTCCCAATTCATGCCAGGGAAAGATGATTCATTAAACGAAAATGGAGGAATGATATCCTTTTCATGATCTCCATGTCCGTTTAAATACTTCTTATCATTAGGATTCTCAATACTTGAAGAATCAATTTCTATGTTTACATATGGGTTAGATTGTGATGCGGTGGCGTGACATATTCTTACTTTATCTCCACCAGCATTTGCGGAAGAACTAAACATAAAAATTAGAGCGCCAACTGTAACGATGAATATCGCTCCAATTACTAGCCATATAATTAAATTACTTGTCTTATCTTGCACCAGAAAACTCCTTTAGTTTTATTTTAAAGGAATGGGGTGCCTCTATATATCTATTATATCATAGAAATCCACACAATCTTCGTAAATCGGAAAAAATAACCAGTCATTGACCAGTCATATTAAATCTATACTTAATATTGTTATAAATCCTACAATCAGACCAATTGCCCCGACTAGATACCCCCAGCCAGCACTAAGACCTTTTCCTCTACCTTCTAGTAGACTTAGCCTAGATTCTATTCTATCCACACGATCAGATAGATTCTGGTATTCAGTTCTATTTACTAATAGTTTTTGCTGATCAGTAAGAACTAATCTAAATTCATTAACAGAAGCCAATCTTTCATTTAGTGTTCTTTCTGCTCTTTCTACCTGTTTTTCATTTTGCTCAAATCTGTTATTTATTGCCAATATCATATCTGATAATCTAATGTTTATATAATCAAACATCATTGCTCTATTATTTTTAGTCATAATTAAACCCCTATGCTCATTGTAGCATAGGGGCTAATTAGAAATGGGCTATTGCTTGGTCCATTTCATTTCAAAGTAGTCATCTATTCCGTCCATGATTAATCCCATCCTGGAACTACTGTAGTTGGTATATTACTTTCTTCCCATAGTTTGATAATACTTGGATTATCATCCCATGCATGAATTATATCGTATGCCTTACGGAGTGTGTCAAGCATATCTTTCTTGACTTCATAGTCTTTGCGATTGTCTTCATCCCCGCGCATCATTAGCATATCGCTAGGAACCTCATGCATTGCCAGCCACCAGGCTGTGTGATTTCTCCACATATGCTTACGGGCAGTAACAACTAGTACCGCATGTCCTAGTATGTGGGCAATCTGAGCAGCATTAACTACATGACTATGAGAAGGAACATTAACAGATTCAGCATGAAAGTTATCGAAATGCTTAATAACGCGGCGCTTACCCTCATCATATTTAGTCAGATGATGACGAATAGATGACACATCTGCAAGCGTTCCGTCCATATCGAATATGACTGCTGTTTTCACAACATCTCCTCATAGTCTGGATGATCTAGTGGGGTGGGTACAGTAAGAAGTGTACCACACATGGCACACTCTCCTTCAAGTAAATACGAGCATATATTATATTCTTCATCAAAATTAAGGGTTACTTTAAGCAACCAACTTCCACAACTAGGACACTCTGGGGTCGGAAGACCTCTAGCATCTAGCATTACAACTCCAATATAGTAAATGGTCCTCTTACAGATGTAGAGAATTTCTCCGCTGATTCAAGTGCTAGTTGTATTCTAGCATTTGGAGACTTTAATCGTCTAGTAGAATACAAAGATCCTAGAGCGAACTTTGTTCCCGATCCTATGGAATTAAAATTATTAATATCTTCGCCAAAGTGCCAATCGTTACAGAATTCAAATACTCTGCCCGAAACTCCTATAAGCATTTCTGAAGAATCTTCTTCCGACCCAGGATCTACCTTATTTAATTCACAACATTCTCTAAGAGCATTCACAAATGTAGTATTTAAAAATTTATCTATGTTGTCGCTAGATATTTTTGGAGGAATAAAGGAGTGCTGAAGAATTTTACCAAATCTAAAACTTCCAGCGTATCCTATTAAATATCCACCATTTATAAAAATTTTAGGTTCTTTCCTAGAAGATACTAGAGAATTGTCTTCATCTACAGAAGCAGAATCTCCACCCATATAGACTTTTTTACCATCGGCTATTCCTACTATACAAGTCATAACATTCCAATATCTAGCATTTGTCTATTTATATTATATCTTAAATTGTAATCAATTTCTAGGATATTATTTTTTTTCTATTTGCCCTTTAAGATTAATTAAATGTTCAAGCATCTCGTAATATTTGCCCTTCCATCTATCTAACTCTTCTTCAAGACTTCGTATTTCTTCTTTTCTATTTTCTAATTCCTGCTTCAGAGTTTTTAATTCTTCAACCTCTACGGCTTTATCCTGCACGCCCTTTTCAAATTCGTGCTTGAGTCTACCTAGCCTATAATCAAATAACTTAGCGACCGCGCCAGTAGATAAAGCACCAATCAAACCGATTAGTGCTATTAGAATTGCGTCTGGAATATTCAGTAGCCTGTCTCCCCTAGATAAAGATTGCTACTTATATTTTATCATCTATCCTAGTTCTATCATATATTTTGCATATGTTTGTAGACATTTCTATAGTCTCGTTTGCGACCCATTTATAAAAATCGTCTATGTCCTTTGACTTATTCATAAATTTAATTAATTTATTGGTAAGTGACATGCATACGCTAACATCTGTCTGAGTAGCATCTCCAGATCTAATTAGTGATGCTAATTGATTAATTTGATTTATTATATCCCTGCAACGCTTTGTGCTAGGAGATGAGTTCACTCGCTGAGATTTCTTTGCCGACATATCTGTGACGAACCACATACTCCCTTACTGAATCTGGACCAAACTTTCTTCCTGCCAGGATAATAATCCATCGTGGCTCATACTTAGATTCTATACACTTTTTGCAAAGAAGCAAATTCATGCCACCCAGAAGGGAGGATTTCTTAGCCGTTAGATCGTTCTTAGGCTGACCACATGAATAGCAAACCATTAAATTTCTTCTTCCTCTATGCCGATACTTATATCTTCTAAAAATATTAAATCTTCATTTAATATCATGACTTTATATTCAATTCCATCTTTATGGTATTTTACTAAACTAGCGTATGCTCCCATATTTTCAGTAACTCCATAGCAATCATCTTCCTCTATATAAACAAGGTAGTGATGTATAGAACGACTAGACATATTTTATGCCCTCTATTTCACATCTGACGCCAAAGTTCTCTACCATAGCGCGGATCTGAAGGAGGTATTCCATTACTTGCATACGCTTAGATTCAGACATTTCCATGATATTATCTTCATGAATTGTTAGTGCTATATAATTTGGACGCTTTCTTATATCTAGTTTAATCCCAGAGAACGGCGGCTTAACTTGCCTTATCGCTTTCGCCATTTCTTTTGTGTAGAATACTTGATCCATGTATAGCCTTCAGTCTTTTCCATGTTTCTTGTGTCTTATGTGCATTATATTCTTTGTCTATTCGTCCAAGGTCCATATACACACCGCCCCAGACACCACGTTCTTTATTTCTTACACCTTCATTATAGCATTGTTTGATAACTGGACAATGAAGACACATCTCATCTACCTGTGCAGATACAAATTTATCTGTTTCATAATCATCATAAAACATATTAATATCAGCATTTATACATGCAGCCAACTGATACCATTTTAGATTATCGGCATCTAAGCCAAGATCATCAATTATATTCGACATTGGCAGGAACCTTTACTTCCCAGGAACCTGAATCTTGAAGCGGGTACGAGTAAGACATTCCCCACTTGCCATTACGATACATGCCATTCTTTGACATGAATCCTGAAGGATTAGGAACCCATCTATTGATATCCCAGCCATCCCAGAAGTATCCACGATGGCTGTTCTTACCCACAAAATCGTGAGCCTCAGAATAGTTTAGTGTTAAAGTTTTCATCATTCGCTTTCTGTAGAATCATTGTCTTCTTATAAGCATCTTGCTCAAGAACAATTCTTATCCTTGCTAGTTCTTCTCTAATTCCGTCTAGAACTACTTCTAGATTTCTAATATCACTCATGTATAAACCACTTTTCTAATACCCGCCTCACGAATAGCATCGTGGCAGCGGTCGCATGGTCTGGACAACCTATCCTGACCTTTTCTATTAACTCTTGCCACATAAATTGTGGCTCCCTTAGCATTCTTTACCTTACGCAATGCATCAATTTCAGCATGTACAGAACAATGTGTTTTAATATGCTCTGAAGAAACTACAGTTGGATGATTTCTATTTTTATTAATGCCTACGCTGATTACACTACCGCCTCTAACTACTACTGCACCGTGCTTCATTCTACATTCAGAAGACTGTGCTACGTTAACTGCGAGATCCAAAAACTTTTGGTCACGCCGACTTAGACGAGAAAAGATCTCCTTTTGGCATCATCATCACCCTTTCACTATTTCCGTTGGAATTCCTATTGCACTACTTATATTAGCAATAGACTGTGTTTTTTTGCAAGAGTCTCTGATAAAAAATATTGCCTTATCAATATCTAAGTTAGATGAAGTAAATATGTTTTCAGAAATTGGCTTATTATTCTTTACAATCTTTTCGTCTATATGGTAACCCTTTTGCTTTAAAAGTTTATCAACCTTGCCGATATATTCTGTTACCATATTTTCTGCAGGCGTAGATGCTGAGTGTATGAAAATAATTCGCTTGTCTTCTGGATTATTTCTTACCCAGTCTTCTAACAAGATTGTCATTTTTCGTACAATATGATTGTAGTCAACCCAATTACGGCTGCCACCAATAAGCACCTTCATTATATTACCTAACTAATTATTCTGTCTCTGTTACATTCTCTACTACAGGAGTTTCTACAACTTCTTCAACCTGTGATACTTCTGGTGTAGTAGTTTCTTCAACAACTTCAGTTTGTTGGACTGGCTCAGTATCAACTTCAGATAATTCTACAACTTTTTCTTCAGCATCATTGACATTATCTAATACTGGTGTTTCTTGTACTTCATTCGTTACTGAAGTTCCTTCAGAGATATCTTCTCTTTGTACCTCAAAATCTGTAGGAACAACTTCCGCTGTATCTAGCGGAGCATCTTCTACATCTTCTTGAATAAGTGCCATCTCTGATGGCTTATCTGCTGGGAAAAAGACCCCAGACCAAATTGACTTTTCCATTCTATCCTTCATTATTTGATCCCTTTTCTGTGATGACCATGATGCTCCTGCATCACCGCCCCATAAATCCCATGCTACTCTTCCAGGGCTAGGAAATCCATCCTCTCCCTGGCTAAATCCTTGAGCCTTTTTATCTACCTCATGACGAGAAAAGAAACTATGCATTCTTAAAACAGTATCTTCTGATAGTTGTTCTTTATTAACTAACTGGTTTGCCCTAGTTAATCCTACTCTAGTGCCGCCGCGCTTTCCTTCTTTTTTCCATTGCAAGGCTCTACGCGCAGCAGCCGCCATGCCATCAGTTGGTAAATATGTTTTAGCCATAATTTATTATATCATGCCAAGTTTACTTATATAGTCGTACATGACTATACCACTTGCTGTTCCTACATTTAAACTACGAACACTTCCAAGTTGGGGGATATAAACAATATCATCTGCCATCCCCAAAGCCATTGGACTAAGCCCACGCTGTTCTTCTCCAAAGATCATGAAAGATTCTGGCTTCCATTCATATTCATTAATTGGAATAGCGCCAGGAACATTATCAATGGCTACCCATCTTGCATCACGAACATAAGGCTCATGAAGATAAATATTATCTAGGTTAGGAGCATATTTCAAGTGATTATAGTGTTGGGTTCCTACTGCACCACGCTTATCCCACTTACGCGCTCCAACAATCCAGCACTCCTTCGCCATAAAAGCATTAGCATTACGAATTCCTGTAGCCTTATTAAAGTCTCCAGAAAGATTCTCAAATCCGACAATAAATGGAAGTCGGCGGGTATCTAGATCAGCCTTAATCTGATCTGTTTCCCATTCTTTGTAATAATCAATAACATTGCGGCTGTCATTCATTCTTCTAAATCCTCTGGTATTGGAATTCCGTTTGCCTCTAAATACTCCCTACCTTGCTCTGTAATCCTAAATTTAGGAGTAAGGTCAGTATTATATTCTATTGTAATCATTCCCAGTTCATATAAATGAAGTAATTCATTATTTAATTCATCTACTAATGCATCATATAATTCTGGAAATATATCATACATTTTTTCAAAATTAAAAACAAAGGTTCTATCCCCGTCAAGAGTCATTCCTACCCATTCTAGGACACCTTCATCTTCTAAGTAATTCATGAAGTGTTCTATTTCATCATTACTATGATCCATGAGCCTCAGATCGGATTCGAACCGATGACTTTCCGCTTACAAGGCGGATACTCTAGCCAACTGAGTTACTGAGGCGATCCTAGGCTGTTGCCGCAATTTTATTTGCGCCTAGAATACAATTCTATCATTTAAATCTTTTCTGGGGTACATTTCTTTGGGAATAAAGACCATCCAGTATTGAATGGTGCAATAACCCATGAATAAGTTAATCCAGATCCCCAGAGGGAATAATACATTCCTGCATTCTCGTACCATGAATCATTCTTAAATGAATATCCATAGCCCCAATTATGCATTCCATCATTAAGGAAATGCTTCCTTACAATTTCTGATTGCTTTTCCTTGTCTAACATATTATCTCTAGACCACCAGGATCTACCAGACCATGCACTTGTCTGGATTTGCCAAGTTCCTAGGGCACCTGTAAAATATCTGCTAGATTCATCAAGTGACTGGTGCTTTGATTCACGCCAGGTAATTGCCCAGGCTCCTCTAAGCATCCCAGGTCTATTAAAACCCGCCTTAAACAATATCTTTGCTTGCTTATCATTACAATTAGATGGCAATGTCCAGTTTCTATCTGTTATTGCCCTTCTTTCTAATGTATCAGCGGTGGCAAGGTTTCCTGTACCTTCCGCCAAAGGCGTAGACTTAGCATACGCCAGGTTTGGAGAGATTAGTATCATTGATAATACTGTTATTGTTGATACTAATGCAGCACCAAATCGGTTTATTGTCGTCATATTGACCTCCTTGTGGCGGCAACATGAATTCTATTATACGGGAATATTACGATATGGTCAACGATTTTGGATAATTTACTATTTCAATCATATTATTATAAATAGTAATGTAAGGCTTGAGGTAGTAGTTACCATTGTGTTTAACGAGGCAATAAAATGTAAACATTACTTCTTACCACGCCTTACTTTTAATGGAGATTTTCCTATTTTTATTTTTCCATCTTTATGTTCTGGATTTGTTATTCCTCCACCGCCCTGTCTTATTGTTTCGGTAGTGATAACATTATTCATAACTTTATTATATCCCATACCCTGAATATTCAGGGCATGGGACACAATAATTTATGGTGTAAGAGTTACACGAACATCATTAAACTGACCAGTAAAAATATTTGTGGTCATTGTTGATGCATTATTTGTTACTGCTGAATTATAGGTTGCTACAACAACACCAGATTGAAGAAACTCTACCATAGTGTTTTTACATTGTGCATCTATTCCAGAAACAGTTATTCCAGTAACCTTAACTCCATTAGAACTGCTATTACCGTATGTATATGTTGTTCCTACTCCATTAGTATCACAGCCTACTGCTGTTGCCTCTCCAAGAGCAGGGAATACGGGTATTGTAACGTTAATCATTTCTATAGCATATGCTGTCCCGACACTTGATAAGGCCATGGCAGAGAGGAAGGCTCCTGCTATTAAAATAATTTTTTTATTTTTCTTCATGTTTCAAATTCTCCTATTTTTTTAATGAAAGTTGTTACCATCATAAGAAAATGGGAATTCTTACAGTACGATTATATCATGGCTGGCGTGGTAGGATTCGAACCTACAACCTGTCGGTTAACAGCCGACTGCAACTGCCAATTGTGCTACACGCCATAAGCAGAGCGGAAGTAATAGGATTCGAACCTATGGATCAGTATTACCCGATCACGGTTTAGCAAACCGTTGCAATAACCACTCTGCCATACTTCCATGGTGCCAGATGAGAGAATCGAACTCCCCATGCTTTCGCGGGTGATTTACAGTCACCTTCCCCACCTTGGGGACTATCTGGCCCTAAGACAGTCTGAGCAAACTCCTCTGACACCAACTCTTTGTCCTGGCACTAATAAAAATTGCTCTAGATCTTTTTCAACTTTACAATTGTGACATATCTTTTTCATGTGTGCCTGGAGGGATTCGAACCCCCAACCTAATGGGTAGAAACCATTTGCGCTCTCCGTTGCGCCACAGGCACCTAGAGCGAGTGACCAGAATCGAACTGGCGATAACTGCTTGGAAGGCAGATGTGTTACCTCTACACCACACTCGCGGAAGATTAATCTTTTTCTAAAAGATCAATCGCCTCTTTGATTGCCTGGTTCCATCCTGCAATAAAAGAACTAATCTCAGTAGAAGACGCTGAGTTTTTCATCTTCTTTGCCTTAAGTTTTTCAATTACCTTATCGCGTGTCAATTGTATCCCTTTTCTATTATAAAAGCACCTTTAAAAATATCTTTTTCTAATGTGTTATCGGACAAAGAGCCAGGAGAAACCACCTTTGGCACACCCGCTCTTCTATATGCTGCGCGTGCAGATTCATCATTCTCAATTGCAAGTACTACATTGCCACGGGAATTTAATGATACTGCTTTTTCATACTTCCACTTATCTGAATCTTGAGTACTATATGGATTCATATATAAACTATTATATTTAATTCCAGCACTTCGTAATGCTGCTATAGTTTTTGCCCTTGTTGATCTTGGACGCCCAGTTACTAATGCAATTGTATATGATTGATGAGAATTAATCCAGTCAATTGTTGATCTAATTGGCTGGGTTCCATTCCTTAATAGCGTATCATCAATATCACAAATAATAATAGCCATTATTTCTTCTTTTTAGGACTAAACGCCCCGCTCCATACATTATCAATACCATCATCATCTTCCATATCGTGCTGACGAATGGCTTCTTCAGCGGCGCTTCTTGTTGGATAGCATCCTTTTAATTCTCCGTCATCGTCAGAAACTACGCCAAATCCTCCGTCACAATTAGGATGATTTTCTACTACAGACCTTTTGCGTAGTTCATTCTTACGCTTTCCTCTGCGCTCGTCTTCTTCATCACTATGCATTGATTTGTTCTCAGAAGCATATAGCGCACGTTGTTGTGCAACTGCTGCTGCGCGAGTTGCATGACAACCTTCAATTTCACTCGTTCCTTCTTTGACTACTGCATATCCATTGCAGTCACCAAAGTCTCTTACTATTTTCCAAGGCATATTATCTCCTCCCGCTCCCCGTCAAAGATTCGAACTTCGACTAAATGTTCCAAAGACATTTGTGCTGCCATTACACCAACGGGGATTACCTATCCCTCTAAGAGTACCAAAAATACTGGCTTCCTGTCAACTATGCCAATAGAACATGCCCAGCACCATTCTGGCGGTGTATGATCACATTTATTTGCTGGACGCTTTGCCCAATGGGGCCAGTCGTGTGGACCAGCAGGAATTCCGCATATCGGACAGTTTTCTCCTTCAAGAAGTAGTCTGCCGTCATAACAATCAGTACATAAAGCCTCTAGTATTTCCTGCTTTCTCCGCTTTCTATCCTGATAATTAGCCCTTGGAGGGCGCGGAGGAATTGTTCCATCTTCATTTGGAATCCTATCACTTTTCCATGCGTTACATTTTTTATGAGCAAGTCTTAAATTAGATACATCTTCTGACCCTCCCGCTGATCGGGGAATCCAATGATCTAATGTTACATCAGAGTTTGCCTTAAAATCCTTTGAGCATATAGCACATGTAAATCCATCACGTTCTCTGACAAGTTTTATTTTATCTTTTTTACTAAGCAGAAGATTCTGATTTAGCATTGATAAATTCTCTTTCATCTACAATATCATAAGCATCACGAATAATGCTAACTTCATACTTATCAAAGTGGTGACCACAAAAATACAACTCGCCTGTTACAAACTTAGCGATAACCCATGCCTGGGCAGGACACTTTGGAGCATCACACCTATCGCTTCTGGTAAGAACTCTTACTTCTTCCTGAACTTCAGTTTCCATTGAGTCTCCCATACATTAATTATATCAGTTTGGTTTAAAATGATCACTAATTTGTTTCATTTGCTTGCTTATCTTGCTTATTTTTTCCTGAAGCAGTTTATTCTCTAAACTAAGTTTTTTATTCTTTTCTTCTAATTCTAAAATCTTTTCTTGGTATATATTTATTGTTTCATTAATTTCACTACTGTCATTAATGTTTGACACATATTTATTAAACCCAGAACTTATTTGTTTAACATGCCTAATAATGTAATAGACCGATATAGCCTCTATTGCTACCATAACTATAGTTAAACCAAATAATATTTCCATGTCGGGATGAGAGGATTTGAACCTCCGACCCCCTGCTCCCAAAGCAGGTGCGCTACCAAACTGCGCCACATCCCGTAAGTTGCAGACGGCTACGAACCCTCTTACGCACGAAAGACGCTAGAAACGAATTCAACGCTTTCAACTCGCACAGACTCGCATTAACGGGATATTTGTATGTAACTACACCATCCTAAGATATTGCCATCTGCAACCGTAGGGCGGGTGGGACTTGAACCCACGACCTTTACCTTATAAGAGTACTGCGCTCACCGACTGCGCCACCGCCCCGTACAGTATTACTATATTATATTATTTCCATGCTGTCTAGAGCATTTGATATATTTGGTGGCATAATAAGATTTTCATTCCTTATCCTTCCACCTCTTAATTGTAACTCTCTATCGCTATCAGATTCAAGCATATCGTAGGAGTATATTTCTATTTCCTGCATTTGGTCGCGGCGGGTCTTAGCAATAGCATTATATATTGATCCACACACGGCGTCTGCTAAGTCTTTACTTCCCTTTCTAGGATGATCTACTTTATCTCCGCGAATTCTTAGTTGTAGTAGTTCATCAATTAATAGTTTAAGGTTTGGACCATGAACTCTTTCTTCAGTTATTAACATGGCAAAGTCTTCATAATGTTTCTTTCCAACAGAAAGAATTTCTGTATTTATGCCATATGCCTTTAACTGTTGCATCATGTCATGAGAATTCCATCTGTCAAATGTGACTATCCTTAAATTAAATCCGCGCTCACGCAATTGAATAATATAGTCTTTTACTTCAGACAAGTCAACACTTTGTGTAGAGGTAGGCTGCCAGTATCTAACTGCATCTACAATTACACGGGGAGAAGCCTCAGTAAATGTTCCAGCGATCTTCATCTGAACCCATGAATCTACATGGGAAAGAGATACTGCACAATTGTCATGTTTTTGCGCTAAGTCAACGTGGACAAAATATTCTTTATCCTGTTGTGGGATAAACGAACTATCAAATCTTCCATCTGTATCTACAAGAATCTTAGGATTAGAAAATGCAATTTCTATCTTTTCCCGTGACTTAAAGAATGCATCTGTTGCTTCTGGAGGCATACAAGCAAATCTAGTAAAGGCGTCTAGCGGATCTTTGTAGAATGCAACTGTAAAGTCTGTTATTTTCCTAGTAGGATTAAAGTCCCACGTTGGCCTCTTTAATGCAAACATCTTTGGCAGGGTATATGAAGCAATATGATCTTCCTCCCACTCAATAGAGAATTCATTCTCTTCTTGACCATCTGGTAGATCTGGATCTATTTTAAAGGTGTACGCTCTAATAACTGTTTCTTTTTCTGCTACCGCTTCATTATATTTTTGTTGGATAAAGTCATTCCTAAATCTTGGGAATGAAAGCATAACAACCTTCCCAAAATCTGGGAATCGTGAATCTACCGATCCTTTATACATTTTATAAATAGCAGAAGATGTTTTTGGGCTTTGTCTACCAGTAGTATTTTCTAATTCAAATCCTGATATCTCGTCAAGGATCGCTATTAGTACGTTGTATCCTTCCCATGATTCTGCTTCTGAGTGTCCTGAATGAATAGTGATGGATTTATCAAATTCGATAGAGTTCGCCTTTGGAATATATCTTCCCTGGAACCAGGGAGATCGTTCAACGATTCTTTTAATTCCTTTAAAAAAGACGCGGTTCGCTTGAACTGCGTTGATAGCAATGTTAATAATATCAATTGAATCTCCTGGTGGTTTGCCATAATACTTTGCTGGATCTTTAAGGCATAGAAGCAAGTGAACTACATATGCACAACCAATGGTGGAAATAAAGTCTTTACCTCCACCTTTTCCAATCTGCAAGATTACTTCATTACAGGTCTGCGTCCATCTTTTTTCTCCATTTTCTGTACCCAACCACTTGGTTAGTGTTTCTTTTTTATAAACCTGAGTCATGGCTCTAATTGCCTGGTATTGGTAATCAGACAATGGAGGTAGGTCTAGATAATTATTATCAGTAACGAATTCTTCTATCGTTACTGGACTTTCTTCAAAAAGATCTCCGTCTAGCGCATCAAGAAAGTCAGAGAAATCAACCAACTTCTTCTACCTTACCAGTAACTTCACTAAGTCTTTTTGCTACTTCTACTCTACAAACATTGCAGTTAGATGTAACCTCTTTCAATATGCTAACTAAAACTTCTTGCTTTCTTTCTGTCTCAAGGAGTTGTGCAGACATTTCATTATTCTCTAGTAGACCCGCCTTTTGGAGCATATCAATTCTCTTTTGCTCTACATCAGCAATCATTTTTAAAGCAGAAGCCTTAGTATTATATTGCTGATTAGCATCTGCCTGATCTACTGTCTCCCAGGCACGTTGTATAATCATAGAGTAATGCTGATCTGCGCCAGCCAGGGCTTCTTTTGCACGCTCTCTAATTCTAGAGTCTCCAGACACCAATTCTCGCCAGGTATCTATATGCTCTAATACTTCAGACCTTTTTATACCTAAGAATTTAGAAATGTCTGTAGGATTCTTACCTTTAAGTAATTCTTCTACAACTAAATTCATCTGATCAAATGAACTAGTTAGTTCAATCTCTGACAAGTTGCTTCTTCCTTCTACTCTTTTTAGCCCTTACTAAACCTTTAAGTCTATCTACATAAAATGCACGATACTCTCCGGTCGCAGGATTCCTACAATCGATCCAAGTAACATCTTTTTCTGAATTATGTGCCATTAAGATAAAGACAAATTCTCCACGAACATTCTTAAAGGTAATTTTATCTCCTGGTTTTATAACATCTTTTAAAAATTCTAATTCATAATACACATGAATATTTGGATTAATGCTATATGGAACGTAGTCATATTCTTTTTTCTTACGAGGCATGTTATCTCCTAAAGAGAGTATCCATTATTACGAGTGGGACTCCAGACCATACCTGGCCTATCTATATTCCTGATAATTGAATATCCACAGTCTTCACAACGCTGATCATCTCTATCTGAAATTTTAGACATTACTTCTAAGTCTAAATCGCATACTTTGCAATAATAAGTATAAAGAGGCATCCTATCTCCAGTTGTCGCTATTCGCTACCTTTAATAATACCAGATAACCTATTAAGTCGTCAATATCATTATCTCCAGGGAATTCCCCACCGTTGGCAAATCTGCTAAGTTTATCATCTATCCGAACTTTAATTTGCTCTGTAGCGTTTGCCTGTGAAAATATTCTTACTGGATCAAGTGCGGAGTTTCCGTAGGCACGATTCTTTTTAATAAGTAATTCTTCTATTTCTTTACACACTCTAGAGATTTCTTTTTCAGTATTAATGTTGGGCATGTGGCCTACTTTCACTAAGACTTGCCTGACTTACTTTGATAAACATAGAATCTTCATATAATTCTTTTAGATTATGAGCGCCAGTATATGAAAGTCCACTACCTAGACCACCCTTAAATTCTTCAATGACGTACTCTAGCGTGCCTTTGTAGGATACTGTTGTCTCTACTCCTTCTGCAACTGAAACATTACCAATTGCACTCAACTGTGCTTCTGCGCTAGCCATGCCTCTAAAGATTTTATATTTTTTACCACCACTTACATGCACTTCTCCAGGAGACTCATCAGTACCAGCAAGGTAACTTCCAAGCATCACCGCATCTGCTCCTGCGGCTAAAGCCTTAACAGCATCGCCACTATTTCTGATACCTCCATCAGCAACTAAGGATGCGCCATCACCATACGGTATCTTAGATCTTACATCTAAAATAGATGCTAGTGTTGGCATACCATGACCACTAACAATTCTAGTAGTACATACAGATCCTCCACCGATTCCAACTCTAATAGAATCTGCCCCAGCGTCCTGAAGTCTCATAAATCCTTCATAAGTTGAAACATTTCCAGCCATAACGTGGACCTTATTTCCGACATTACGACGAATCTCTTTAACTGCCTTAATTGCATATTCACTATGACCATTAGCGGTATCTACTAAAATTAAATGGGCACCGTGAGAAACGGCAACAAAAGCCCTCTCTAAGTAATCTCCCTTAGCGCCAACTGCCACTCCTAAAGAAACAGCATCTGTAGAACTTATAAAGTCAAGTTCTCTCCTCATAAATTCTATTGACATATACCTATGTATAATTCCAAAGCCGCCTAACTTTCTTATGGAATATGCCATATTTCCATCACATACCGTATCCATAGGTGCAGCAATAACTGGAACAGTCATTCTTATGCTTCTACCATTAGTTCCAATAATTGTAGAAATATCTACTTCGCGGCGGCTTAAAACCGTAGAGTGCTGTGGTACTAATAAAATATCATCAAAGCACATTGATGAATCTTTATACATCTTCATTGATTAGTCCTTATACTATTCTTTAATTTATTATCTAAAATCTTCATGAATATACCAATCTTCCCATGCAGATATGTCTTCATATATTCTTTTATACCCATGTGAAGTTAATAATTGATATATTGGCTCCCTCATACTTGAGTGATTATGCTCGCACGTTATTATGTTAAACCTTGTAGAAAAATCAAAAGCGGATAAAATATCAAATTCGGAGCCTTCAGTATCAATTGATAAATAGTCAACAATACTTGGTGCATTGTGCTTACTAAGCATATCCTTTAAAGATATAGTTTCAATTTTATGAACTACATGATCTTCTCTTGTCTGACCCCAATGATCACTATATGCATAATCTGCAATTGTTGAAAGTGCTGGGAAAGATGTTTCATAAAACTCTACAATATCCCCGCTTCTATTTGATACACAATTATATTCTATACTGCAAGATCTATTTTTAGATATTTTATCAGAGAACATAGGTATTGGTTCTGCTACTATACCATTCCATCCATAATATTTTTCTAGAAGTAGAGTATTACTTAACTCTATCCCATCCATCGCGCCAAATTCCACAAAAAACCCAGGCTTATCTCCATAATAATAAGTTACTAGCAAGTCTTGATTATTTTGTGAATACGACAGTCTGCCAGATTTTAAATATTCATTTAAAGATTTCATAATTCAGAATACATCCTCTTCAATCCAATAAAATTACCAGCGTCAACATAATTACCAGAGCATGGAACATGAGTAGTCACTACCCCATCTCTTATCCAAGAATTGAACTGATCGCCTATAACATCTTGTTTAGGGTCCAGTAGCCCTACCGTACCATTTAAATATATCGCTCCCCACATTCTTTCAAAGGGACAGTTCTCATCCTTATCAACAATACTTAATACCCTATCGCCTGATAATTCTATCTGTCCGACCCTTCCCTTTAAGAATTTATCACATTCCCATGAGGCTAAGACTACTGGGGAGTCCTTTTCTATCATTCTTCCATAGAAATTATCTTTACTTTTTAAAATAAAAGTATCTGGCATTCCAACTATAATATTATCAGATTTATTATTAGATGTTTTTAATATTGCATCAGCCATACTTGACGGCTCAACAATAACTATTTCTACATCAAGGTTCAATCTTTCAACTATTGGTAACCACATTTCTCTTGTAGAAATTCTAACATCATCACAAACTTCTTTCATTTTATTTACATGCCACTCAAGAAGGGTCTGATTATCATTTATAGGTAAACAAAACTTTGGGATACCACTAAGTCTTGATGCTTTACCTGAGGCGGGAAGAACTCCTAGTATCATATTTTCTCAGTATTCTGAACTAGAGATGGCTGACTTTCATCAATTACTACTGGAAGCGCACATTTTGGGTGAAGAGTAAATACATTAAAATTATGCTCCTCTGCATGTCGGAATATAAACCAATCTGTTGGATAGTCCATTCCATTATCGCAAACATACTTATATAGTTTTCTAGCCCCAGACTTAGATATAACATAGCATAGTGTTGACCAATCCTGGTAAGCCTTAACAACATCTCCAGAGTCTTTATCATTATATCTATCATGTTGATTTGGATGCACGAAAATACTAAAAATATCCCAGTCTCTAGGAAGTTCTTCCATCATCTTAGAAACTCTTTCAATAAAGTCTTCTTCAACTACTGAATCATCCTCAAAAATTAATACGCGGTCCATTGACGAATTAACAAGATACTTCCAGGCAATGAAATGGCTAGCAAAGTTGCCTATCTCGCCTACCTTGAATCCATCCCATGTTATCTTAAATTCTGGGTTATCCGCAAAGAACTTCTCACGGGCTGACTGATCGTTACCATTTAAACAGGCTAAACCTAGATAATCTCTATCACCCATTATTTGATGAATATTTTGCTTGTTCTTAATCCTATCATCATTAATACTAATCAGGTGATAGGGGAAAGCATTTGAAGATGGGTATAATTCAGAAATAGTTACACTACCACCATCACGACGATGATTTATTAATCTGAATAATCTATTTATCTCTGCGCGGGAGATAAAATTATTTTCACAAAAACTGCTAAATGTTTCTAGAACTGCATTCATTTCAGAAGTGGCTGGACCATGATCATAACTACTTCCTACTGGATGGGTAATAACAAATCTTCTATCTCTACAAATATAGAAATCTTTATAGATAGCCATTATGTTATACACATAATCTACACCCCAGCCAGATTTCATCTGTGATAGATCAACTGTTTGAGATAGATAATCAAAAAAACTAAGCATCTCGCTAGCCAATTCTTTATTAAGAATTGTGAATATGCCATCTGTTTGCGTTGATATAATTAAATTATTATCTAATTCTGATATAGAAGAGCATCCTTCTCCCCAAGCCTCATGAGTGAAATATGGTGCGTATACTCCAATTTTTTCATTTTTTAATTCTTCCTGGGCAGTTATAATTACTTGTGCGAAATCTCCTACTAGATCTCCCGCAATAAAACAAAATAGTTCATGGTCGGTATTTGAAAAATCTTTTAGGGCGGCATGAAACTGTCGGTAGTACCAAATATTGCCAATGTCCATCCATTGATTATTTAATGATGGGGAACTTGATGAATTAATTATTTTATAATCTAAATTATTAGACTTTAAATTCATTTCAATATTAAGACAGTTTTCGTAAACTGAGTCCCAACAAACAACATAGGACATTGTATTCATTTAGTCCACCTTCTCTGATTTTTAATCAGTCCATATTTTTCTAATGCTCTTTGGATTGTCATGTGAGAGCATCCAGCCTCTTTAGCCATTTGCTGAGTCGTCTTTTTTTCTATGATATATCTCTTGCGTAGCCAATTTACGTCTTCATATAACTTCATGAGCGCACCATATTATTCATTGCGTACCACCCAATGCCGCAGGCATCAGCAACATTGTCACTTTCTACTGTAACCCCTAGACTCTGACAGAAGTCAATTGTTTTTTGCTTACGCATCTCTCTAATCTTTGCTTTATACCAATTCTCAGATTTTCCTGGAAAGTCTTTCTTAACCTGTTCTTTCTGAGCCTTAGTGAAGTTCTTATTTCCAATATATGATTGCCAAGTTATAGGATGAACCTCTACGACCTTACGACCATCAAATATCAACTCTGCCATTATAGCACCAAATATATATGCCATCTTTAATCCTGTATTAGCACTACGAACCATGACGGCTGCTTCAATAGCCACAAAGTCGGACGGGATTTGATTCATAATCCCACGCACCTTTTTCTTTGCGTCTAGAATCCTTTCGTACACATCGCCACCATCAAAGAATACCTCGCCCCATTTTACTGGCTTATTGTTCTGAAAAAGACAGAACGCAACGCTGCGCGTAGAGGCATCTATTCCTAATACTGAGGTTTCGGACGACTTGGCTAATTTAGCGAGAGACATTTATTATCCTGAACAGTTCTGCTCTTTTTTCATTTTCTGATTTTGATAAGCATTCATTGCAAATGTTATCTTCATTATATCTGCTTAATATGTTTTTACATGACTTAGTAGAGCATTTTCTTTTCTTTCCAGCCAGACGCTCTTTTTGCTCATAGTATTTATCTCTGATCTTTCTATTTGTTGCTTCTCTACAACATTCATCAGAGCAATATTTTTGATTATGGGTAGATTTGTTAAATGTATTCTCACACCCATCATTCGCACATATCATTTGGGTGGCACCAATGTCCTAACTTTTTCCACACCCTCGCCATATTTATTATTTCTCGCAGCCCAGCAATGTTTCTTAACTGGGCAATTAGCACACGCATATGACGTTTTTGCGAAACCTCTCGCTGGTATGATGTTATCAACATACATAGCGTAAACCTCGCGCATCCAGTCGAATGTGTCGTTGATGATCTTCTCATTTCGCTCATTCATGCTGACAGGGATGATACAGATTTCTTGAGTATTTTTATTCTCATACAACAAAAATCCTTCTGTCGCACCTTCCACCTTCATATAGGTGAGTATCTGCAAAAGGTGGTTGGACGATGGCTTCATAGATGACTGACGATGGATGAATTGCTCTTCTTTCGTAGTCTTAATTTCACCAACGATCTCTGTATCATTCCAATCCAGCACAACGTCTGCAAAGCCTCTAATTGGAGGATCTTCTGAGATAATCTCTCGCTCTGTTTCTTTTAGAACGCCTGTTTCTTCTATGATCTTTTGCAGTCTTTCGTGAGCGTATGTTCCGTTAAGCATGTTAGCAATAGCGGTTGCATCGAATTTCTCATCAAATTCCTCACCATTAAAGGCAATAAACCAGTATCTTGGGCAGTTTCCATGACCATATCCTACGGTACTAGGGCTAAATGTTTTCTTCTGCATGTCCCGCTTACCACGTTTTCTATCGTTGTAAGCCTTATCAATCATTGCAGAAAACTCTGCATAATCGAAACCGTCTACCTTTTTAAACTTTAAACTCTTAACTACATTTTTACTCACAGACCAAACCTCGCATTGTATTTGAGTGCATCTACTAACTTATTAATTGCTTCTGCTGTTGTATAGTAAACATTTTTTTTCTTAGAGGCTTCTGGCCCTTTCTCAAAAGTTGTATAGTACCTAGACATAATTGATAACTTGGCAGCAATGGCCTGCAGCCTAGTAATAATCTCTGGTGCCTTGGCTGCTGGAACATCTGGCTTGGCTATCAACTTAATAATTAATTCCATTGCCGCATCAAGGTCTGGGTCTTGCATAAACTCTGAGAGTTCATTAAACTCTGTAATCTCACTAACTGCTTCTATCACGTTCATAAGCCTCTACCAATTCTTCTAGAATATCCCACTCTACTACTGCCAGCCTGACTTTTGATGCACCCTCACCAATAATTAATTTTAAAAGTGGATGCATACTTCTATCTACGCGAAATGTATCTGTGCAAATCTTTGCCCACATTTCCTTATTTACTGCTACTGACTTAGCAGTTTCTTTATAATCAACTACAAAGTTATGCCACTTGGCATCTCCCTTTTGGTACTGCCCACGGCCTGAATTCTTTTGACCCTTGGCACCATCCCTTTTAATCTCATTTGCCTCAGACACTAAATACTTACCTCTGATTTATGTCCTACGCTACAAATAAATGAAAGAATTCTAGTATCTTCATTAATTTCTCCTTCTGCAACTATTTCATCACAGTCGCGGCAGGAGAGTGATCCATTTACCTTTACGATATTATTAGTTGATTTATTTAATCCCAAGAATTCCTCTAGCGACTCAGCCATAAATCATAGCCTCTAATGTATCTACTGCTTGTGGATTATCTCTTAAATATTGAACTGCCTTAGCCCTTCCCTGGAGCCTTTCACCAAGTACTGTATACCAGGCACCACCGCGCTCTACCTTACCCATCATTTCTGCTACGTCTAGTACCTCTGCTACTCTATCTATTCCAACATGAGATCCTTGGTAATAAAAGTCATATTGTCCAGAAAGATTTGGAGGCCCAAGTTTGTTATAATCTACAATCCAGTTTACTGGACGACCAACTTTTTGTTGAATTAATTTATCGCCAACCTGTACTTCATCTTTTATTTGGTTTGCTTCTGCTTCTGATGACCAGAGTTTGATAACCGTGCTGGAGAAGAACTTAACGGCCATTCCTCCAGTTGGGATATGTGATGCGTGCATACTGCCAAATTGATTTCTTTGTTGGCTGATGAGTACCAGGAGAGTATCCTGATTAGCGTAATTAAGCATTTTGACTGCATGTGTCATGTCCTTTGCTTCCGCACCGATCTGTTTTGTATCCTGTAGTTGCTTTAATTCATCGCCATCTTTGTCAAAGTAAATGGCTGGAAGTAGTGCGGAGATAGAGTCAACTACAATAATATCAACACCAGCAGTCATTAGACTTGTTCCTACATCTACCATGTCATTAATAGTCTTGGCTGGAGAATAAATTAATTGAGATGAATCCACCCCAAGACCCTCTGCCCATGATGCTGAATATGATGATTCTGAATCAATCCAGGCACAAGTCTTTCCTTCTTTCTGTGCCATACCAATCATTTGTAGGCAGAATGAAGATTTTCCAGCACTCTTGTTTCCCCAGACCATGACCTGTCTGCCATAGCCTAGTCCACCTTTAAGTGATAAATTAAGACCAATGCTTGGAGTTGCTTGTTTTTTTACGTCTACTTCTGTTGCTAGTTGTATTCTTTGTCGTGTTTTTGGGTCTAGTTTTGCCAGAATCTCTTCTGCGACCATCATCATTTAAACTCTTTTCTAATTCTATGGCAAACTCTTTATATCTTTTAAGTCTACTAGCGGCAATTCTGTCGATAAGGTAAAGAATTTCCTCATATTCACTAGATTTAATAACTAATAAATATTCATCTTCGATGCCCTTTAAGACATAGCCTTCCATTATATTACTATTATATCATCCACGAACACCGTGAAGTCTTGGCCTATCCTTATTTACTCTTGCCTTTTTTCTAACTGTTTTGTTTAATGAATCAGTAACGATTCCATTATCATATAGACCAGCATATAAATCAAGTACGCGAATGATAATATCAGCAAGTTCTTCAACTACAACATCCTGACCCTTATCCTTACGCAAAGCCTCTAGGACTTCTGTCACTTCTGAATGTACCATTGCTAATTGCTTGCAATAGAAAATAAAATCATCTCCTGGCTCCATAAATGCTAATGGAGTCCAAAATCCTTTTTCTATAGCCGTTACATGTAACTGCTCTGCTAACTTATCAAGATTCATCTGTCTCCTCCAATGTTATCTCAAACATCTCTGTCTCGTCATTAAAATCAATTCTTAATTGATAGTTTTCATCTACTTCTTCTAGTAGTGCTTGTGGACTTACTTCTACTTTCTTATATCTTTTAAGAATAGCCATAAGCACTTTACCTAGATTAAGATCTACTGCCTGCTCACTCATCCTACATTCCTAACTGTTAGTGTTCCATCTTCCATTTTACCTATTTGCAAATCAACAATTGTTCCCGACTTCATCTTTCCTAATGCTTGTGCATATAGTTTGGGGAACACAATCAGTCTCTGCATTTCTTTATCTTTATTAGACACAATAACGTGTGCCATCATCTTGCCAGCCTTTGTTTTATAGTTAGTAAAATCTACTATAAACTTTTCTCCTTCTCCAGCAAGGACTTCTTCCATATAAAGGAATTCAATAAAGGGATCTGCCTTACGATCAACTACGTCCTCTATAGTAACATATCGATGAATTCGATTGTCCCCTACTAAGAAGAAGTACATGTTTCCTGTTTCGATCTGTGTATTTTCGGAATGAAAGATCCCGATTGCTCCAGTATCGTCTACCAATTCTACTCTTGACCATCCCTGCCCCTTCTTAATTGACTTAACCATAGCAAGAAGAACGTAGCAACCGTCTTCTGTAAAGTCTTCTAGTGGAGATACTTGTGATCTTACATACGGAGTAATTCCCTTAACGTCAAACTTAGGAATATTTAGATACTCATAGTAATTCTCAGATTCATTTCCAGTACGGGGATTATCATCGAAGGCCGCGCCACCGATTGCGTTAAGTGCAGAAATGGCACGACTGTTAACACCACTCCCCTTCTTCTGGGAAAATTCAATTAACTCTGCGTAATTACTAAATGGCCTTGCTGCAATTAATTTATTGCTAATACTTTCACTAATAAACTTAATATCTGCAAGTCCGAATCTAATGCTATCTCCCTGTAAACTAAAATCTATGTCAGATTCATTAACATGAGGAAGTAAAACCTTTAGGTTCAATCTCTTTGCCTCTAGCAAGTACTCTGTTCTAGCATCCTTGTCGCCCTCGTTTTTAAGAATAGCAAAGATGAACTCTAGTGGATAGTAATGCTTAAGCCATGCAGTCCAGTATGACAACATTGAATATGCAACAGCGTGGGAGCGATTAAATGAATATCCTGCGTGTGCCTCAAAGTCGTGCCATAGATGTTCTGCATCCTCTGCACTAATATGATTTACTGCTCCTGAAATAAACTTATCTTTGAATGCATCAAACTCCTTGGCATCCTTCTTCTTGCCAATAATCTTACGAACCTTATCAGCCTCTGCCCAAGTCATTCCTCCCAGGTGGACGCAGGCTTGCATAACCTGTTCCTGATAGATAATAACACCATATGTACGCTCAGTAAATGGCTTCATGATCTCATGGACGTATTTAATTTGTTCCCGCCCCTGCTTGCGTGCAATGTACGCTGCTCCTACAGTATTCATAGCGCCAGGACGTACTAGAGCATTAGAAGCGACAAGATCCTCAAATCTTTCTACACCCATTTTAATTAGCAGATTGGTGTACGGAGTTGCTTCTGCCTGGAATACACCCTTGGTAAATCCATTAGACAGATCTTGGTAAACTAATTCATCGTCTAATGAAATAGAATGTAGATCAATATCCTTGCCGCGACGATCTTTGATAATATCTAAAGTATCTTTCACTACAGATAGAGTCTTAAGTCCTAGCGCATCTAGTTTGATCAATCCAATATCTGCTGCCTGCTCCATGTCATAGGCTATAACTGGAACCCTTCCACTAACCTTATCGTTAGCGTCACTCCTAGTTTCCATCGGAGCGTACTTTGAGATTGGCTCTTTAGCAACTACAACTCCTGCTGCATGGACACCAACTGCGCGAATGCGACCACGCAATTTTGCAGCCAAGTCTGTGACTTCTGGGTATTTGTCACGGAACCATCGGGTATTCTTATTCGATTCAAAGTCCTCCCATGTTTCGATTCCCTTAAGAGCCTTATTAACATCTCCTAAAGGTACTGCAAACACGCGAGAGGCGTCACGAACAACACCCTTATCCTTAAAATATTGGAAGGTAGAGATACTAGCAACATTCTTAAACTTTTTGCGTAGATACTCCTTAACCTCGTTACGACGCCTATCCATAAAGTCTGTATCGATATCGGGGAAGTCATTGCGCTCTGGATTAATAAATCGGAAAAACAGTAAATCATATTCAATTGGGTCTACCTCTGTAATTCCCAATAGATAGCAAACTAGTGACCCTGCTGCAGAGCCTCTTCCTGGGCCAACTAGAATATCGTTTCCCTTGGCATACTGAATCATGTCTGCAACAACTAGGAAGTAAGAGGCAAAATCCTTGTCCTTAATTACCTCTAGTTCTTCATTAAGTCTATTAATATATTCTTCAGTCTCTAGACCCTTAGCGATAAGAGCATATCCACACATCTCTGCTAACTGAACATTAGGATCTTTCTTTGGCTTGGGAAGTAATGATAGATTTTCGTAATACTCATACTCTCCAACTTTATCAGCAATTTCTAGAGTACTTTCATAAATGTCTGTGCGATCAATTCCAGAATTCTTATACCAAGTATCAATGTCCAGACGATTCTGAATAAATAGATCCCAGCCCTCAAAAGAAATGGGACGTTCTGGGTAAAGATGATTAAGTCTTTCGAATACGTCCTTAATCTGCTTTCCAGATGCGTATGATGCATCTTTGTTCATATTAGGCTTAGTGGAAAGGATAAGTAGTGCTTCCTCTACCGCTCTCTGATCTTCCCGCGCAAAATGGCAATCTGAGGTAGTGACTGGCTTTATCTTGTATTCATCTGCTAGGTTAAGCAACTGATGATTAATCTCTGGCGGATTATGCGGCTGCACTTCCATATAGAAGTCATCGTCAAAACGGTTCTTAAACCACTTGAGCATGTTTCGTGCCTTCTCTTCATCCCCACGCTGAATCGCTTTAGAGATAAGACCATTAAGGCATCCTGAAAGAACCACAAGGCCGTCACCATAATCACTTAGCACTTCAAAGTCGATTCGCGGCTTACGGTAGAAACCTTCATTCCAGGCTAACTCAGACAACTTCTGAAGATTCTGTAGCCCATCCTGATTCTTAGCAAGCAAGATGATGTGGTTGAATACCTGAGTATTGTCGTCACGACTCTTAATGTCTCGCTTGTCGAATCTGTCTGTCTCTGAGATATAAGCCTCTACGCCTAGGATTGGCTTTAATCCCGCCTCGCGTGCTGACTTCTGCATATCGCGGTGGGAAGATAGTGTGCCGTGGTCAGTCACAGCAAGAGCCGTCTGACCTAGATCCTTCGCTGCTGACAACAATTCTGCTGGCGAGGAAAGGCCATCCATTAGACTGTAATGGCTATGAACATGTAGATGTACTAAATCAGTCACTTTTCTCCTATAATGCTGCTAGGGCGGTATTTCTACCGCCCTAGCGTAACATAACTTCTATTTACCATTCAACATTTGATGATGATGAACCGCTATCTTCTCCACCAGAAACGCCTGTATAGAAGCCTTCTTGCTCATCGTAAGGAACGTCACGAACTGCGATCTTCTCAAGATCGAACAGTTCTAGTTCGTCAATATCTACTGGATCTGAATCCGTAGGTAATGGAATGATGCTGTAGTTTGTATCGGTACGCTCTCCTGTGCGCTTCAATCGCCAGGTGTTGGAAGTGATACTTCCAGTTTCTCCAGCGTACTGGATAATCTCAGGTGTGGCTGACTTGGGGCCAGTACCCTGAGAGAAAATTGCAACGTATGGATCTTCATTACCATCGTTTACAAGGATGTTGCAGTAGAGTCGGCTACGACCCTTCCAACCAGCCTTTGGGTCACGACGATGCATCTCGCATCCAAAGCAACGACCCTGGTCTTCAATGCTACAGAGAGCCTTGCGACGGTAATCGGATGGGTTGGTATGCTCAACAGCAATAAATGCTAATCCAGCCTTATCGCTATAATTTGGTGAATCAGGATCTAGTTCCTGAAGAAACTTAATCTTTACACTCTGACCATCGTTTAACTTTAGCCAGCGACCGCGAGGACCGTCTGAAGAAGCAGCGGGGCGATCAATTGTTTGGTTCATGGCCTTAAGACCTTTTACTAATCCCATTGTATATCTCCTATATATATTGGGCTATATTATGCCCTGTATAACTATTGTACCATTCTGTATTCGTAGTCTGCAAGGGAATTTTCTATACAAGTTCTAATCTCTTCTTCTGTCATATCCCCAACATCTTTCGCATCATGTGGATATAGAATATCATTTGAGTAGTGTGCCCACAAGACTTCTTTTGTCTTTAATGTATTTGCTATGAGTTTCCCAAGGCTTCTTCCCGCCTCGTCAGCATCAGTCATGATGATAATCTTACTAAAGTTTCTATTAAGATTACTAAGATTTATCTTTGACATGGAGCCTCCTAGAGTAGCAACAACATTTGGATATCCAGACTGATGTACTCTAATAGCATCAAAGGAGGACTCTACTATGATGGCAGTCCCGCCCATTCTTTTGGCACGATGAATATTAAACATAGTCTTGTTTCTTGGCAGCCCTGTACTATTTTTAAAAGACTTACCCTCTATTGATCTACCTACAAGACCTACTGGAATTCCATCTGGTGAATGTACTGGAACAATTACCATGTCTTGGCTTGCAGAATATCCAAGTTTAAAGTGCTCTATTGATTCATCATTTATACCGCGCCCATTTAGATATTCTCTAGATCTATCATTTATCTGGGAGTGCAGGCGATCTAAGACATTCTGGTCAAAGTCGGAGTACTCAGGCTTTTCGTCTAGAATTTCTGCAAGTTCTTCTTCGAAATTTTCCTGTGCAGTCTGCTGTGCAGAAATAATAAATCTTAATGCCTCAAATTCATTACGATGTGTAATATTTTTTACTAACTCAACAATAGTTCCGCTGGCTCCACATGATGGATTAAAGCATAGATATAAGCCCTTCTGATGGCTTACAGAAAATGATGGTGTATGCCTATTGCCATGGAATGGACATAAGCATAAAAAGTCATTAGATGTTTCGCTTACAACGTGCAGGCCAAGTTGCCTTACTATTGCTCGCATGTGCGAGGGGCTGTAAGTTTCCAAGAGCATTTGCTTCCTTATTGCTTAGGTATCAAGGACTGTCCTGAGAAGCCTTCATACTGATAGGCTTTCTTTTTACCGACATACACTCCATATAATACTATCTCAAAATTGTATATGTCTTGTTCTTCATTATAGTCTAACCAGAATTGTACGTCAAGGTCTAGCATGGGGACGTAGCCCTGACTTCTCATATCTTGTTCCATAAGATATTGATATTCTTGTCTTAGTCTTGGGATAGATGAGTCATCGTTTATTTGACCACTAATGCCAAAACTTTTCATTTTTTTACCCATGATGATACCTGAAATCATTATATCATCAAACGGGTACATCGTCATAGATCTCTTTTACTACTCCGCGATCAATATCCCAGTCTAGATAGAATGCAAATTCTGTTCCATGACGGTTCTTTCGGCTAACGACTTCAATGATATTTGTATCTGGATGACGATGTACAGCCATTGCCATATCAGCATCATATTCAATAGCCTTTGACCATGCTACCTGTGATAGTAGTGGTGGTGAATCTTGATCTGATACATCGTCCATTGTGGCTGCTGTAATATCAATGACGGGGATATTATTACGAACGGCTAATAGTTTGAATTCCCGCGAGATATTACGGTTCCGCTCAACTTCAGAATTAGATCGCTTAGTATCATTAAACAACTGGTGATAATCCAAGATAACAAGGTCGGGGCGATGCTGATCGATTTTACCCTGTACTGTCTGCGGTGTAACTTCATTTGTCCCCTCGTTAGATACTAGAATAAAACTATTCTTATCATCAAAACGCTTCTTTGCCCAATTGTGGAAGTCATCAATGTTAATATTGCCACGGGAAAAGTCGGAGGCTCTAAACATTCCGCTTCCAAGCATAGTATAAATACGGTCACGCATATTCTCTGGACTCATCTCTAGAGAAACAATCATAGGCTTGAATCCCTGCTCCCACGCTTTGCAAGCAAGATACGCTGTGAGCCATGTCTTACCGCGTCCAGGCCAGCCGATAGCAACAATTAAATGTCCAGGTGCCATACCAGTAGGGTAGGCTAAATCTAGTGCCGTGAAGCCCGTCTTAATGCCTGGGCTACCACCCATTACAGCAGAGCGTTCTTGAACAGCAATAATATGCTTTTCTGCAAGTTCGTAATCTGTCAGATCAACGTCGCGCACATTATTGGTGAGCCTTGAAAGAGATGCAATTTCTGATTGCATATCTGCAAGAACCCTAGCGGCAGCATTTTCTTTTAGTGATGATCCACTCTTCATGAGTAAATTACGCATACGAGATGCAAGATATTCATTCTTTAGTTGATCAAGATAGTACCCAGTCTCAGCAGTTACCTTAACAGGCTCAAAATCTCTAAACTTTTCCTGAAGGACATTGGCATCTGGTACAGACTTAAACTTGTAATAATAAGACTTTAGACCTTCCCAAACATCGCGGTGAGACTGGAAAATATCATCAACATTATCTGCTAAGATAGTAGCAATATCTTTGTTCTGACATACTGATGTAATTACTGCTGCTTCTGTATTCATGAACTTTCCTCCACCATTTTCTTAGTAGCCTCTCGCAACTTTTGGCGACGACGAGCATCCTCGTTTGATTGTAGCAGCATGTCATCTAATCTGTCGAAATTATAGAAGAACCATTGAAGTGGATGCCCCTGCTTAGTAACACGGAAATAATACTCAAGCAATTCTCTCGCCCTGTCATAGCCGACTGATTCAATAACATCTTGCATGGCCCACTTTTCCTTAAACTTGTTAAGTCGGGCAATCTTATTGTATTTGTCAGAATACAGTTTTTCATAAAGACTTAGAAGTGCATATGGCTGTTTAGTATCAGCCTTAGCCATTCTTCAACTCCTTCTCAATTTCTGAAACCTTTTCGATTACCTTCTCTTCTACAAAAGAATACACCCTATCGGTTGCTGCGTCAACAGTTTCTCCCTGTCGAACATAATCTTCCACGCCGATAGATACTCTAAGGCTCTCATAATTTCCAAGATTTCTTACAAATTGTAGTTCAACTCTAACATTTGTTGATTCATGATTGTGGGTTGTCATCAATAAATCCTAACTTTAGTTGTTCAGAACTTCCTTCTTCTTCAAACTGGGAGAGCATGGCATATAACCTAAGCCACCTATCTGAAACTGCCAGCATAGAATCAACATCCCTATGCTCAATCGCAAAGTCAAATGCTGCCATTAAAGATGTAGCACACTCATTGAGTATACCATCCTGATCTAAAACTAGTGGCTCTTCTTCTTTCTTTTTTTTACCCATTATCTACCAATCTGGCTGTTTCCATACGGGAACATATTCGCCGCTATTATCTTTAGTATATAAGACTGTTTCTTGCCTTATCATTGCTTCTAACTCTGCCCTACTCATCAACTTAGTATTAGTTATCTGACCATCGTTTCTTGGACGACCACGATGTACAGTTAAGAGATATGAGTGTAAATCTCTTAAATCATCTTCACTAAATAAAAATTTACTTGGTGCTTTTGTTTCAAGGGAATACGCTTGTTTAGGTCGTCTTATCTTTCCCTCTTTAATGTATTCATGAATCATTAATGGATCTCTATCAAACATCTTTGAGACTTGTTTCATAGTAAATGCTTTTTGCATATTTTGTTTTGCTACAGACCATATATAACTAACGCGACGATGTTCTTCATAATTCCACGCTGTTATTAAATCTTCAGCACGACTTAATCTCAATACTCTATGATGCTGACCATTGATGAAAAAGAATCTTAACGAACTACCTTTTCTAATTCTTGATGACTTAGCCATTTACCAAGTGCGCCCTTGTCTCTTTTAATAAACCATCTCTTGCCACATCTAAGGCAGAATAGTTCCATTCTAAGTTCGTGAGAAAATACTCTATCAATGAAAACATTACCACCATTACATTTTTTATGAAACATCATGAAGTAAATACTTTCCCATCTACTACACATGTATAATCATGTATCTGAATTAATTGCATATGTGGGTAATCATTAACAACATGTGCTACAGCAAACCCTGCCTGCCAGTTCTTTTGAATAGAATAATCCATCTGATCTTCATCACAAAGATGCCCAATTTCATACCCGCGTAATTCTTGACCAGAAAGATTATATGTCTGGAAGTACGCACCCATTCTATGTGAATGACCACGCACTAGAGACACGCCCCAGTTATTTACGTCATTACGAACTGACTCTCCAGCGTGCTTAGAGATAGATTCTCCATGATGACCATACATATCTCCAAATCTTTGAACAGGAGGCTCGTTCCAATTATGCCATTCAAATCCGGCATTAGAATAATCATATAGTGTATCTGCCGTTACTATTTCAAGGAACTGTGGCGCTTTCTTAGCAAGGTACTCGCCGTGGCGAGTCCAGCCATGATTCCCATCGTGAAAATGACAATCAGCATTGGGTACGATCTTCCTGATATCTTTAAGGAACTGCTTTGTCTCACGAACTCCTCCATCATCTATAGATATTGACATTTCTAACGGCTTGTCTGCCGCCCACCTACTAGTGGAATCTGCGTCGTCAATATCACCAAGCAAGTCTACTGCGTCTGGCTTAAACCATTTCATTACCTTTAGAAAAAGATCAACCTTACGCGGGTCATGTCTAGGGAAGTGAACATCTGAAACCATCATCCACTTTAGGTCGTTATTCATAAAATTCCTATCTATTTATGCGCCTTCATATGCTGGGCGCGTGTACATACAAAAAGATTATACTCTTCATTGCATTCTTTGTCAGCATTAATGTGATGGACCGTTTCCCAGTCCTTTAATATTCTACAATATTTCTTTTCCATAACAAGGCGGTGTTCGTAATACCATCCTCCTCCAAAGCACTTGGGATGCTCTGGAGTCCATACAATAATGTATCCATCTTTTACTTTTTTATTTCTTTTTTGCCAATCTAAAATAGGCTTATAAGACACTATCCATCTTCGCCTACAGCAATAACGTGTAGAACTAGTCTCTTTTTTGTTTTTCTTCTGAGATCAACTGTTACAGAAAGTCTAGAAATATCTCTCATCATTAAACTAGGCAATTCATTATCACCACTTGATCCAGTAGGATCATATAATGTTGCTGTAACTACAGGCCATGAAGAAAATGTTCCACTACCAAAATTAACCTTTATGGAGTTTGAAGATCCACTTGGAATTGGTATCGCGGTGGCAAAGAACTTAGTGTCTTTGATTGATAAATCTTCATTACGAACTTTAGCAATAGGTTCTGTTGGAATCCTACGCTCTAGATCATTGATCTTATTCTTCAACTCCTGAATTGTGGCAAAGTCGATACGCGCATATGCTTCATTTATTGCTGACAATTTCAGCCTCCGTCAGATGGAGACTCAAGTTCGCTGATTCTCTCATCTCTTTTTTGAATTTCTTCAGTTGCTTGAGCCTTAAGAACTGCCATTTGTACTTCATACTGAGAAGTGATCTGACCAATTCTATTTTGTAGTTCTTGTACAACTAATTCAAGTGTGCTGGACACTATACTCCTTCAATCGTCGCTAATTCTGCTTCTACTTCTGCTAATTCCTCTTGCAATGCTGCTATTTTTTCATCGGCTTCTTGTAACTGCATACTAAAAGAATCGATATTATTTTGATTTGGACTACTTACAGCATTCTCAGCAATTAAAGATATCTCAACATTATATCTTGAGTATACTAAATTTCTAATAAATTGGCGTATGATATGAGATCTATCTTCTGCGCTTAATACTTCTTCGTTCATAATACCTCCATTATACTATAAGTTATATTTTTGTAGTAATATCATTATACCGTTCTTTCCAGTCCTCTATGAATTTTTGTGTTTGAGGAACACGTTCTTGAGGATATGGCATCTGAATCTGTATTCCTAAATTTTTAGCCACCCATGTTCTTACCCACCTGGCTAGTAAATATGCAATTCCATGATTTCTATACTCATCAATGGTATATATTGATGTATATCTGTAAAATTTATTATATGTAATATTACATATAGAATCAGAAATGTGATCAGTATTTTCTATAGATCCCTCATTGAATCTATTATTTTTTATCAAATGAAAGGTAGTATCTTTATTATTATTTTTAGTAATTGCTATCCAGCAATCACTAAATTCATTTGGCCACCTATCAATTAAAAATTTATCAACAACAATACCATTAATAATTTCTGGTGTTCCGACATTATTCATTATTTAATAAATTTATTCTATTTTCTATGTATTCTATTTTTTGTGATAAATCCAGTATTTGCTGAGAATATCCATCTGCTACATTAGGAAGCGGGTTATCTATAGACAACTCTGCATCTAATTCAGACTGTACAAGAAATCTTGTATTCTCGTAGTTATTTATTAAATTAATTAATATGCGTTTTTTCTCTTCATTACTTAATTCAAAACTCATGCTTAACTCCCTGTTATTTTATTACTATTTGCACTATTCGCTCCATAAAGTGTACCAGAATAATTTCTAGTCGCTTCTACTGTACACAGAATAGCCTTTCCTTTAATGTTTGAGGCATAAAAGGTTCCTTTTCCTCTTCTTCCGTTATTCGCTGGATCTCCAGCACCCCATAATTGCCACGCACTACCATCATAATAATACCATGTATAGGTATAATTTTGACTAAATCCCCCAATTGGGGAAGAGGATATGCTGGCTGATCCATTAGTATATCCTGTTCTAGATGAATTAACTGTTACTGAAACTGATGGGGCAAAGGTCCATGAGCCAGAAGTACAATACACATTATTTGCATCCTGTGACGCTGATGGGGCTGAATTATTCTGTGTTTGTATATATAGTAAAAATTGAGTGGATGCAACTGTTTGTCCTGGCCAGATAAAGCCAGTTCCAGATACAGATGAAGTATAAGACCATGATGAATTATAATTAGAGTGTGATATGTCTACACCAAATGCATTCCTATTAAGTACTGATAATGATGGAATAAGTGGGTTGGATAGAGATACTAGAGTAAAATCTGTTCCACTTACTAGGCCGCTAGAAGATGCTGTAAAGTTTATAGGACCATTTGTTGCATTAGTATTGAATGTAGTGGATGCCTGCCCTAAAGAATTAGTACTTACTGAGGTGGCGGAAAACGACCCTCTTCCCGTTTCTTGAGCAGAAAAATTAATTGTTACTCCAGAGAGTGGTACTGAACTACCACTAATATTTACTAAATATGCAGTCATTGATATTGAACTAAATGTAGTTTCAGTAGGTTCGCTAAATAAAGTGATAGAATATGGTGTATTATTAGTAGTTAAATCAGCATAGGTGTAGTCTGGACTATTACCAGCATCACTTCTAGCAAATATTCTAAAGTTATAGGCGGTATTTGCAGTTAGCACTATTCCCTGCGAGGATATATTAAGTGATGTAACATTTGCCATTATTTGATTACTTACTAATGACCATGTTGAAGAACTTGCTAATTTATACTGTATAGTATATCCAGTTCTTGTTGTACAGTTTGCAGTAGCATGGGTCCAGTTAAGTGTAGCACTCTCCCCGTAAGTTGATGATGTTGCACTAAAACTTGGAACATTAGTAATTGATGCTGGAAGAGTGTTGATATCAATAGTTTGAACTGGAGTTTCAGTATTATCTAGGCTTCTTCCAAATATTTCTATCCTATAAATACCAGCAGTTGGACTATTTAAATACCCATAAGGAGTAAGACTTATAAATGATTTAGAGTTTTGAGGAGATACAAAATTAAAGTTTTGTGTGTTCCCAAAAATAGGCATTCCCTGTTGAAACTCTACTGCCTCTGAAATACTTATAACTCCATTATCAATATCAGCATTATTTGTCCATGTTGCTGTAATTGAATTACAAGTAGATGTTGCAGAAAAGTTTGTAATTTGTGGATTATATCCTGCAGGAGTTGTTCTTATAACTTCTGATGTAGTATATAAGAACTGTCCCGATCTTCGAATTCCAACAGTTACTCTATACGGGGTCGATCCTGCTAATGGTGGGGAAATTCCACCGCTTGCCGCCCTCTTTGTTGCAGAAACTCCTTGCTCAAAGGTGTTGCCTGACGGACCTGGGTTAACAGGATTGGCATAAATGGTATATTCTTCCTGACCTACAGCATCCCATGTTACTGAATATGATGTTGTCGTAATGTTTGCAGAAGTAATATTAACTGATAAAGCAATTGGACTAATTGGATTGCTGACTACTGAAACAGAATTTTCAGTAATAGATGTTGCAGTAGCCTTTATTGTGTATGTTCCTGGAGATGGAACATAAAATCTAATATAGTACTCATACCCCTCAAATATAAATGAATAATCAAAATTTTGAGTTTGTATAGGAGTTCCGGTGGCAGTACTTCCAGAATATAATTCACCAACCATGCTTTCTAGTTCTGAAGTATTTAGAATCATCTGAACATAAAATCTATCTACAGTATTTACTTCCGCCCAACTTCCATTATCTATAACATTTACTAATGGAATTATAGGGTCTGGAAAGACTACTTTCCATACTCCCAAATCATATACATATCCTACTTTTGCAGTCTGCCAATCACTATTATCATATATCCTAATAGATGTAGGGCTTCTCCAGTCATTATTGTCATAAAGTCTTAGTGGCATAGTTTTATCATTCTACTAAATGTTAGTTAATATCTCAAGTGAACGTCGCCTGGTTGTGGATTTGGATTAGTTGTTGGAGCAGTTCCTGTTCCGTATGTAATTTTATTGGATTGTGACTGAGCGCCCATTCCATTAGTATATCTGTTTTTTATAGTTGTTGGAGTTTCAATTTGATCACCATTAATTCTTACCACACCATTAGTACCAGTTCTTAAATCAATAATTCCTCCTACTCCCTGAGCATGAATTAATACATTGCCAGGGGTATCTGCACTTGGAGCATTATCTATGGCATTTGCTCTAAGTACCATAGTGTTAGAGTAAGTTGCATCGCCGCCCTGCTCCGCACTTACTTCCCATCCTACCGTACCTCTTTGCCTATTGCTTGAATCTATCCATCTTAATTTTGCTGGATCTCCACCAGAACTGATGAAAAATAAGTCTTTTCCATCATTTGATAACAAAGAATAATATGTCTGTGGTGCGATTATTGATTGCTGAGATCCATTAACATATCTACTATATGAATATTCTGCAGTTCCTCCTTGAACTATTAATCCAGTACTAGTTACTTGACCAGTTAAAAATGTACTGCCACTAGAATTTATTCTGAAGTTTTTGCTAATTATCTGACCATCACTTAGGGAAATTCTCATTCCTTGTGTAGCAAATATATTTTTCCCATCTGGATTATTAATATTATTTCCCCACACAAATTCTGTGGGTGCGCTAGATTCTATATTGCCAGTCCTGACTTTATTTCCAGATATCGTTGTGATATCCCCCTCTGCACCACCTACTGCTATATAACCATTTATTGTTAATGCTCCCGTAGCAGTATTAAATAATAATTTAACCCCAGTATTATCATTTGTTGATGTGCTATCAAAAAATGCTATGCCAGTTGAATTCATAACAACTCTAGCGCCAGATGATGCACTATTGCCTACAAATATAGAGCCAGGGCTTGCTACTTTTATGTTTCCAGTAAATGATCCTGCTTGTGCTTCTATAGATCCTTTAATAGTTAAAAGTCCAGTAGATGCACCAGTAATTGGATCTATACCAGATGGGTTCCATGAAAGCCTATCTTTAAGTGAGAATTTACCATCGCTGTCAAAATAAAATCCTGTATCTGAATTATTATACGTCCCAGTTCCTGAGAAAATTTTACCTACCCCACCTGAAACATTTTCTATTCTTATTCTAGTTGAAGAAGATGGTCCAACATCAATATATCTTCCAGCCGTTAACGTACCAGTAGCGATTTTATCTGCAGTTAAACTTGAGATATACGCACTATCAAATACTGTCATTGCAGATGATTGTACTGCTGGAGAGGCATCTGAAATATTACCACTCGTATCAGTTATACGGGTATAAAAATATCTTTGTTCATTTTGCTCTAATGGTACATAAAACTTTTCTTGGTTAGTGCCGCCATTATATCCAGCAGAAAACATTCCAATTTCAGAAGCATTTGTATTAGTAGAAATTCCTGTTCCTGGCGCTGTATTATAGCCAGAATCTAGCATAAATACTTTAACGTCTGCTATGTCAAGCGGAAGCGCAGTAGATGTTCCATACTCTATTGATTCTTGAGAAATAATAACAAGCATTGGGCCGCCAGCAGATGACCCAGCAGTTACTGTAGGCGCTTTGGGCCTTGGCGGTGGAGTAGTATCTCCTAAAGTTACTTGTGTAGATGCAGTAGAATATGAGGTTCTATTTTGAGTTTTATCGAAAGTACTTATTGAAAAATCATATGATGTTAATGGTAATAACCCATTTACGGTTGCAGTAGTTAGTGGAGAGGTATATGTAAATGGAATATCTACCCAAGTATAGTTGGTGGGTGATGCTGTTTTAGCATACCTTACAGTAATGCCAGCCAAATCTTGGTTTACTGTTGATGATGGATTAGACCATGAAACTATCATAGACCCTACACCTGGGGTATATGAAATGCTAGTTCTTTGATCTGGCGGGGTGGTATCAACTGATACTGGCTGAATAGGTGTTACAGATATTCCAACTTCTGGTGCTAAATCAGATTCATTACCAAACCAGTCAACATGGGATACTTTAACAAATCTTTCTGTAAAGGTAGTAGTTTTAACAGAAGATGGAATTGATGATGAACTTGCAACAACTGTATAAGTTCCACTAACTGTTGATGCTTCATATATGTTGCTAAAGGCATAATCAGATTCTGATGGTTTGTCCCATGATACAGAGTATCCTAATGGTTCTGCTATTACTGAAACATTTGCTGGGGCTGCAGGAGCAGCATTTTCTGCAGTTGCCGAAACAGCATCACTTAAATTTCCACTTCTATCTAATGATCTTACAGAAATAGTTATTGATGTAGCAGTATTACCAAATAGGTAGAGATTGTCATCATAGGAGAGACTAAATGATTCTGATGTTGTCCCATATGTTTTAGTAATTAATGGGAAATCACTAGAAGTAATTGTTACAGAAAATGCTGAAAAGTCTTTCTCTGCTTTTGCCGCACTTCCATCCCAGGTAGCATTAAATCCATTTCCATCGAAGGCTGCTACTAGATTAGTAATTGCTGGCGGGGCTACATCTTTCCCATTAGTATTGAATTTAATTGGCTTTGACCATGCAGAAGGCTTTCCATCTTTAGGAACTGCAAGAACCTCTACAATATATGTAGCATTAGGCGCTAGTCCCTTAAGCGTAAAAGTTTTACCATTCTGCTCTATAGCCATATTAACTAATCTCCAACCTATATTCTATATCCATTTCTACGCCAGATGGCTTAACAATATAATCATTAGAAGTGTTACCTCCTGCAGATCCTACTAAAGCACGGCTAACTAGGGCAAAGTCTAGGTTGGTTTCATCAGTATCATTAAATTTAATTGCATCTAAATGAACTATCGCTCCTGATGCTGCAGATGAAGAAACTGTAATTTTAGATACATTATTATTAAAGTCTCCAGTAGTAATAAAATTACCCAATAATGTCGTTACAGTTTTATATCCAGTTGCAGATCCACTTAGAGTAAAGTCATAATACTTTGTTCCTGCTGTTGGAAGTTGATCATCTGAAAATGTTATTCTGACAGTTTTGTTACTTCCTGTTGAATATGTATTATAAAGAATAGTTATGCTATCAAGTTGTGTGTAGCCAGAGATATCAATTCCAGATTCTAGAATTGCAGTAATTCCAGAATTTCCTATGATAAGGTTTCTATATCCAGATCGTCCATCAACAGATGCTTCTGTTCCAGAAAAATTACCAGATGTTAGTTCTACCCCAGAAGAGTCAGTCCATACCTCAGAAAAAGTTGCAATTATTTTATCATCAAAGCCCAGCGATGTAGTATTTACTACCTCTGGGTAAAGTCCTAGTTCAAAAATCCTTCCCTCCAGATCCTGCCCTAAAGTTGAATTTAGTACTATCTCTGAATCGTCAACGCTAGAAATTAAAACTGGAACCCTTGATATTTCGAATTCTAATGCGGAGTCTGTAGTTGTTGGATTATTTAAATTTAATGCGCCAACAGCAATTGAGCCTGCCCATGATCTAGCAGATCCAGCAAGGTAGTTTCTAATTATTGAAAGGCCATCTTCCGTAATAACATTATCGCATTCAGCAATAACATTATTGTCTACTCTTAATATATACTTACCCTTAACCAATTCTCTTAATCCTCACTTTATAACTTTCTATGCCAGTAGTTTCATCAAAGATTCTGCCAACTACATTTACTGCTGCAGTTCCATCTCCTGAAATAAGTACGTTACCAAACGAGTTTATTTCTGTTGGAAGAGTGAATATATTGTTGTTATTTCTAAATTTTACAACAATAGTTGGGGACGGCTCTGGCTTGCTTGGATCATCTCCAGTACCACCATCTTCTGTATCTCCAGTAGGATCTTCATATGGGGAATCGTCGGAACCTTGAAATAAGGCCTCATCTAATGCTTCATCAATTTCACTCTTTATTCTTAAATTAAAGTATTGACGAAGTTCTCTTTTTAAGGCTTCTATATCAATTTTTTGATTATCTGGCTTTCCCAATTAGACCAACTCCCATTATATTATACCACCGCAACCGTTTGTATCAATGGTTTTATTGTCAGAGTAGTATCAAGTCCCTGGTTAAAATCATGAGAGACTTTAGTAACTATATAATATTCATCTGAAGAACTCGTGACCTTTCCAGAATAAAAATTAAATTTAACAATATCTCCTATTTGTATTAGCGGGTTACCAAAGATCTTTACATTTATTGCTTTATACCTATATGAGAATGATCTAGAAATCATTGATGCAACTGCTTCTGCCTGAGATTGACTTTGAATCATTTCAGTATCTATAGAAATCTCATAACTATTCTTACCGCCAGAGATATTCCTTACGATTTCATATGAATCTCCAGCAGAAACAGTATTAGCAACTACCTGAAGCAGTCCGTTTTCAGCACCACTTATTGTATCTCCACCATCAGATATATTTAAATATACTGTTTCATTAGTAGTATTTAGGGCAGCGAATCTTGCCGTTTGTGGAGTTCCGTATACTCCAGATAATGCTACAGCACCGCGACCAACCTGTCTTGTAGTTTTAACTACTCTTTGGTTGCTATCATTGCCACCATCATTGCCACCTCCACCATTTCCTGGATCTGGTGCAGGATCTGAAATAGATCCGATACCCTTTGCTCTACGGGCAAAACTGAAATTAGTTACATTCCATTGATACCATGTCTCGGCGGTTCTAACTCCTGTTGCTGGTGAGGATGCTTCAACAATTTCATCATTTCCGATATACATAGAAACATGATGTGTATTATTTTTAAAGAAAAATAATAGATCTCCTTGCTGTAAATTAGCAGTAGATCCTGGTGTCACACCAGGAATAGGAACCATTTCTTTTTCTTGAACATAGGTATATGGAGTAAGTTTTATTCCTATTTGGGCATATGCTGCTGCTGTTAACTTAGAACAATCCCATGAATTTGGAGGGCTGGCTGTATAACTATAAGGCTTTCCAAGTTGCGCTAGTGCATACGATACAACTATTGCAATTCTTTCAGCATCTGTAGCCATTAATTATCATCCTCTGAATTTGAGTATTTATTTGTAAATAATGGAGCAGCCTGCCAAGAATCTATTTTGTATGTGTATCCCAAAAATTCTACTTTAGGAGTGCTAGTTACTGGGAAAGTATCATAGTCCACTTCAAAAACTCTCATGCCTCTGGCGACTGGTGTTGCAGTATAAGTAAAGTTATCTGATGCTGAATCATTAAATCCTGGAATAAGTTGCTTACTAACGATATTTTCTAGCAGATTATTTTCACCAATGAAGTATGTTGAAGATGCTGTTTTACCATTATACATGGCATAATCATCCTTTAGATTATAAATATTTAAATCATTCATATCATCCGGCCTCTTTGATGCTCCAAACAAGAATTGTCCTAGTATTCCAGATCCAAAGTTGCTAGCGACTATTCCAAATGACCCAGACTTTGGAAGCGGCTTAACTAATTTAACTGGCATATTCTTATACTCTTTTTTATCTTTATCATCCTTGCTTTTCTCTTCATTCTTATTTGGTTTAACAGTAATCTTTCTAGCAAAGGCTGATGTGCCACCAATAAGCACCATGCACTCATCTCTTTGATCATTTATAGATATAAAGACTTCTAGGTTTTCTCCCTCTTCAAACAGCCTTTCGCTATATTCAAATTCATCTTTAGCAACTAGAGTTTTTCTATTTCCGTTGACTATCTGCTCAATAAAGACTACTGGCTCTTTTTTATTTTTATTTGCCTGCTTGCCAAACCAAACTATGAGTCCAGAGTCTATGTCGTCCCCACCATCTATTGTTACTCCAAGTGCCACTCCTAGGTAGCCCTCTTTTGTATTTGGAATATCTGAAATATTAAATGATGCAGAAAGTCGTTTTTTGTTTCCAACAATGTCGCTGTTGTCGTTAGTATTATTAGGACTTACATATATGATTTTATCATTATCAGCGCATGATACCTGTATTCCGAATTCTGTATTTGAGAAATTTTTAGAGTTTAAAGATACCGCTGTAGAATTTTTATATCCTCCGCTAGACTTAGTAAACTGTCTTGCCCTCCATCTAGTTCCACCAGATATAGAAGTCTTAGTATGAGTAGTTGGCGTAGTACCATACAGTCCTCGCTGGACATTCATTAATTTTCCAGTTTCACCATATGAGATATATCTAGCACTTTCATTAGCCATGAGATTTCTAACTACCATATCAATATCTTCTTGCTTGATTATGCATAATTTACGACTTATAGTGCTTCCGCTAGGAGATGTTTTATAAGTAAATTCATATTCTTTCCCATTATATGAAACAATTTCAGTATCAATTAGTAATAATGATGAATACGGGATATCTCTAAAAATTACTGTAGATTGTAGTGGGCTATATGGTATATAGTTCTGTGCAACACCTAAAATTCCATTGCCAGTTATTGCAATATATGGTAGAGATATATTATCTTCCTGCAATGTCCATACTATTTTAGTTGATTCCTTTTTAGTTGATAATAAACTTGGATTCTTTCCTTCTTTAGTATTGGCTCCTGGTTCTTCTAATCCAACCTGTGGGATTTTATATTTAATAGAAATTGATTGTGGCTTTTCATTTTCAACAAAGTCAACTGACTCTAGATTGCTTAATGAATTTGCATCTGTTTTATCCTGAACATATAGATCTACAGATTTTGTTGCTGGGCTACTAGTTAATTTTTTATAGTCTGAACTATATTGATATAGTGACTTAAACCTTACAGCGCCATACTCATCAGCATACATTGCTATTTGATAGACCCTTGCTAAATCTTGAAGAACTTCTGATACTGAACTATCCTTAGAGGTCCAAAAATGTGATATCTTTTCATTATCAGAAAACCCTAGTTGTGAATCAGTATTAGATGATAGCACTCTAATGTTAGATAGATCTTCATAATAATAGTCTCCAAATCCTATTGGATCAAGGACCGCTCTGATTGCCTCTGGGATCTTCACGCTTCTCATATATACTGGACGGCAGAGGGTAGTTTGAAGGTTTTTAATAATGTCAAACGCGGAGATTTCTATTGCAGAGTCGTTGTCTGACCATTCATCTACATACATAGTAAATGCTGGGATATATACTTTAGATGATGAAACTCCTGTTCCAGATGTTGATGTGTCAACATCAAATCCTCCCCGAACCTTTGCTCCCTTTTTAAGCATACCTTTAATTGGAGATAGTGAAGAAAAATTACTAATTGGTGGAATGTCTGGATCTGTATCTCCAGTAAGAACGTCTGGCTCTGTCCTAGTGATAGGAATATTAGACAGGGAAATCTTAGCACTATTTGATGATATATTCCCAATTGGTAGCACACTATCACTAGAATCTAATTCTTTAATAATGTTAAAAGATTCTAAGTAATCGGTTACATCTATTTCTAGCCTAGGTGAAATTTCTATCATTTCTAGTCTTAATGTAGATGCTCCGACACCTTGTAAATCTGCATTGACGACTTGAATATTATTGCATTCAAAATATATGCCATGAATTTCAACTGTGCCAGCAAGATCGGATGCACCATTTTGAACGTATATTTGACCATCTGTTTTTCTTATTCTTGGGTAAAGATGGTTGGACCACTTCGTTGTAGTCCAGGCTGTGCCATTATAATATAAAGTTAAAATTCCGTTATTATCAAACTGTTGGCTACTAATTAATGTTGAACTCCATCCCGATGAAGTTAATATTTTAACTGCAAAGTTGGTTGTGGTAAATGCAATAGAATTAATTTTTAAAACTATCTTATTAGTTTTAAATTTATTTTGGTATAGGCACCACATTCTTTGAGAAGATGACGGTATGCTGGTGGAACCAGAAACATAGTAACTGTATGGATTTCCCTCAAACGGGGCTACAGATCTTTGCATGTTTTCATACTTCGGCCCAATGGCATAACTCATACACATCTGTAATGGACTACATTGTTGATTTAATGCAACATTAGCAATATTTACTGTTGGCCTTTCTGCTAAAGGCATATCAATTAAGAATTCTCCAGGTCTATTAGTTTCAAATACTTCTTTTACTGGCAGTCTATTTTCAACAAACACTTCGTATGGAGATACTTCTGAATAAATTAATTGACCTACCAGCAATCCCACGCTGTATTCTTTTGTAGGATGTATAGAAATCTCTAATTTAACTCTATTAATATCTTCAGCATCATCTGGATTAGCAAATGAAAGTGTAACTGGAAGCCAATCTACTGAATCTACAGTTAATGATTTTGTTACTATTTCTGATGTAACTACCTTATTAGATGAGTCTAATCCATACGCCTTTAAAATTACATTGAATGACTCTAGTGCTGTAGAATTATTATTAGATATTTGATAAGCATAGTCAGACTTCAAAAACATATTAAATTTAATAGACCTTACCCCTACTGGGCCTAATGTTGTAAAAGTAAAAGACTTTTCTACCTGTCCTAGTGGGTTACTGCCATAGATAAGTTGAGCCTTTTTTACGTCATTAGAAAGACCTGTTGCTATCCCGCGTGCGTCTACAGTAGATACTGTTCCCCCATTTGAGGCAGATAGCGATAAGTTTAAAGAAGCATATGTGCTACTTGGATTTGTTCCAGTACCATAAAAATATGGAGAGCCTATATCATTTCCATTAAATTCTAAGAAAACTCTTGGCTTAACATCAAGAGCGTAATTATTCTTAATATAATTTTTTACTGTGCTGTCTCCAAGCATTAGATCTCCGTAAATTCTGCTGTGATATTCCAGTAATCAAAATTTCTGAATCTTTTAATTATATCAAAAGAGAACCCTGTCCAAAAAACATTTTTTGTTTCTATATAGTGATTTGCATCTGATGTTTTATCATAGTTTTGTGTTGGCTTACTTCTTTCTGTAGCATTTTGCATATAGAACATGCTCATCTCCAGAGGCGCGTAGCAATACTTATCGTAGAATTCTTTCATATCTCTAGCATCAGCATTTCCATCAGAAACTTGGGATCTAATAGTGGGTAGCAAATTCCATTGGCATGAATACTTAGATTTCTTTCCTACAACATATCTACGCATAGTCCCATCTGCCATTCTTCCCATCTTATCTATAATTTCATAGTTAACAGATAGTGGAGATCTAGAATGATCAGATAGAGTTAATATTGTTCCTGTACCAACGCTGGCACCGCTATTAAATTCTGACCCAGCAGCATACTTTAATCTAATAATACTAGGAGTTAAAAGTGTCATATTCTAATACCAGCCCGATTCATTTTTTCTCTACGCTGTAAGGTTTGCATAACAACTGATGCTATTTCTTCAGGAGAGGCATTTGTTCCAGATACGTTAACATTTATATTATACTCTGCAGATGATTCATTTACTAATCCGCCAGAAGACATTCCACGATAAGCGTATCCTCCGCCACCCATTCTAGCAACCATAGATGGATATCTAGAATATCCTCCTGCAGCCATGGCAGGAAGCATTCCTTTATTAATCATATCTAGGAATGGAATTCCATACTTCTTGACAGAAGATGCACGAATAACATATTCTCCATTAGAAAGCATTGTTGGGATAATATCTGCTGTAGGTCCACCTGGGCCATAAATCATTCCGCCAGTACCTCTAGCAATAAGTCCTCCGTTAGCAGAAGCGGGACCAGCCATACGGACCCACATTGGATTATCTACTGTTCCCAATGTTCCTAAATCAGCAGTTACTTCTAGATCGCCTTCCCACTTATGGGATACATCAAAGCCCATTGCTCTCATGCCTTTATTTGCTGCACCAAGTGCGCCTGGACCCATTGTTTTCTTTAGCCAGTCAGGAAGAACTCCATCATCATATGTCGCAACGAATGGTACTTGGACGTTAAAGTTCTTTAAGGCATTAGATGTTGTAGTCTTAACTTCATCAGCCATGCCCTGTGCTAGTGCGGCTGCAACTGTTGGGTTTAGTCCCTTTTCTATGCCATCTGTATATGTAGATTTATAAATTTCAGCAGATATTGCATTAAGAATTTCTGGCTTAGTGCTTCCTTCCTTAATCCCCTCAAGGAATAGGGTAGACACAGTTTTTGCTGTTTCTGGATCAAACTCATCTTTGATCTTAGCCCATTCATTTCTGAATTCATCAACAACAGTTTGTGCCCCATTTTTCCCATATAGACCCTTAATAACATCATATGATTCTTTAGCAGCGTCTGCAGCCTCCTTTGGTCCCATACCAAGGTTCCTAAACAATTCTACTGCTTGATCTATCTTTTCTCCACGGGAAAGTACTGGGTTAAACATTATAAATTCTAGATTAGACTGAATCTGTGCCTTTTGTTCATCTGGTAAATTAGTAAACTCTTCGTAAAGGCTAAATTGTTGAGTGAAGCGATCTCTTATTGCGTCAAGGTCGGTTACTGCACTAAGCACCATCTGATTACTGGCATTGTAGAAGTTCATTGCATATGCCTGTGCTTCTTCTACCGTTGCACCATATCCATCGCGCAATTGCTTCATCATCTTTTGAATTTGTTCTGTCTGAAGGAATTCTTCTGGACTTAAGAATATATTTTCTTGTGCAACTTCTTCTAGCACTCCATCAATTGCTTGTCTAGTAAGATATGTTACTTCTTTAGCAGTCTTCTCTGCAGAAGATCCTCCACCTCCACCGCCGCCTTGAGCATCCTTGGTAGCGATTTCCTTTGCCTTTTGTAGAGCCTCTTTCCTCTTTTCTGCTGCTTCAATCTTACGATCTTCGATTTCTTGTCTACGTCTTTCATTTTCTTGCTCTTTATTTGTAGCCCTAGCATTATCAAGTCTGGATTGAAGCATGGCGGCTTCGGCAGTATTTCCTTCAGCCCTAGCGCGAGCAATTTGATTCTTTAGATCCTGCTCTTGCATAGCAAAGTCGAATGCTTGCTTTTCTAGGTCAAATAACTTTTGACGCTCTTCTCTTTCTTTTCTGATGCGTTCGATTAATTCATCTTGCTTCTTAATCTGCCTATCATATGCATCTTCTATTCCAGATGTATCGGCAGATCCACCACCACCGCTACCTGACCCAGTATCTTGTAATCTTTGCTCTCTAGTCTTTCCACTAAATTCTGCAGAAGAAGTAACGTCTGCAAGACCTTGTTGGATCTGCTCTGTAACAATAACTTGTCTCACAATAAGGAGGATTTCCCCTGCTGTCTTACCCCTCAACTTATCAATATCATATCCAACTTCTGCAACAGCAAGTCTCGCTGCAGCCATAGCAGCCGTCATACTCTGAGTGCTGGCAAATATCTGATCAAAGACCTCTCTACCATTTTGTGGAAGTTCTGATCTAAACTGCTGCATTTCATCTCTAGTAAGTCCTAGCATTTCTACTACTGGTAGAATACTATCTTCAAAATCCTCTAATGGCTGAGTAGCAAATGCATCAGCAATTACTTTACCTACTACTGAAACTTCTTCTCTATAGGTTTGAAGCAAATCAAGATTCTGTTTAATGGCTGGGTTTATCATCTTTATATTACTTCCAGCAGTTACGCTTTGAGTAATTGGAGAAATAGAGTCTAGTATTGCTTGACTTTGCTCTGCACTAATATCTTGACCATTTAATTGAATTTGATATATTTGTGGACCAGCAAATCCAGCATCTGCACCTGTAGCATTTCTACTTAATTGACTTATAAAGTTTGGATCTATTATCCCTGCGGCAAGGGAGGTAATATCCATGCCCTCTATTTTTATTCCTTGTGCAATAAATTGTTCAAAGTTTCTTGATGCTTGGGCAAAATCTTTACCAGCCTGAATTGGACTTAATTCTCCATATGTTCCAGGCATATATTGTTTGAATCCTGCTAGTAACTCTTTATTTGCACCACTTACTCTATCTCGCTCAGACTGGATAAATCCTTCCAGTCCCCTTGACATAGATTCCTCTGCGCCAGCAAAAACTTCTGCAGCATATACTTGCTTATCTGTAGCCTTCATATATGCCTCTAGAATATTTCTTACCCCAGATTGATCAGCACCAGTTGCTAATGCAGATCCTACTAGCAATCTAAATGCTCCAGAACTCATAATATCTTCTGCACTAGTTGCATTTCTAAATGTTTGAGCCTTATTATATTCTGCTGTTCCAGCAGCAGCATCTCTAATTGATTGTGCAAATTCATCTACAGCACTTGCTGCTTCTTGAGTTTTATTATTTAACGCATTGAATGTCATTTCTGACATAGATTTAATATCTACACCAAGCAAGTTTTGTTCTTGTTCAGTTAGGCGACCAAATTGAGATCTGATTGCTTCTATTCTTGCCCTAGCCTCGTCATATGTTTTTTGAGTGGCTTCTGCCATTGCAGATACAGAAGGAATAATTGCTCCTAATATACCTCCAACGATCATTCCAGGAGGGCCAGCCATAGCACCCATAGAAACACCAAGCCCTGCGCCTCCAAGAATATTAAGTCCAGTATTTAATGCTTGGTTATCTCCAGTTGGGGCAAACATGGTTGCCATAGATGCTATAGATCCTAATCCCATAGCAATCCCTGCTCCACGGCCTCCAAATCTGCCCTTACCAGCATTGGGATTATCAACTCCTGCGGCAGCCTGCTCTTCTGCCAGGGCTGCCGCTTGTATATCGGCAGCAACCATAGCATCTAATCTATCTTCTGCAGCATGGAATCTAGCAATTGCGGCAGCGGCTCTTGATGATGCAACTTTCTTTTTTGCCTGAGATTTTGAAAGAACTCCTGTAATTTCTCTACCCTTTTCATCAAGTTGGTAAACTACAGCATTTTCTAATCCATTTGATATATCTGCTATAAATTTATTTCCAGAGCGATCAATAAATTGTACTAGTTTTTGACCATTCTTTCTTGCTTGAGCCAAGAAAGTCCTGCGACTTTGACCAATCGCTTGATCTGTCGCTGTCTTTAACATTAATTCTGAGTCTGCAGCAAACTGAGATCCTAACTGCACCATACTAACCTGAACTGCACCATCTAATGATGCAGTTATATCTGCTGTCATTCCCTTAGCAGTTAGTTTCCCCCTAGCACTAACTTCTTTAGAGCCAGTATAGAGAGCAGCCTCTTTTGCAAAATCTTCTGTTCCTAAATTCTGCATAGATGATAGATGGTCAATTGTTTCTGCGCGAGTTTGAGCATATTTACGAGTCGCTGCTTTATCCTCTGCGATTGCTTGTGAAACAATCCTTTCAGCCTGAGCAGCAACGTCGCCACCAGATTTTGATGCTTCATTTAATGAAGCACTAAGTCTAGTTAATACGTCACTTGGCAACTCTGCAAGTCCTTCTAACCTTGCCCTAAACTCAGCCTGCCTCTTAATAAAATCTTCTCTACTTGCGACAACTGCCTTTAATGCTGCTTGTGGATCTACAGTATATCCACCCTTACCAATAATTCCAGTTATTTGGCTAAGGAAATCCTGTCTTTCTTGTTCATTACTGTATATTGCAGTTTGCTTTCCTAATTGACTTTGGATAAGACCATATTCGCCACCTGGAGCAATCATATGCTGTGATCTTAATCCACCCTTAATCTGTGCATCAGTTAATCCAGCAAACTCTGTTGGGGCACCTGTTTCGCGTGTAGCAGCAAGGAATTTAGCGGCGGAATAATAATGTGGCTTGCTTATACCACTCGTTTTTCCACCCTCACCTGTAAATCTAAATCTTTGTTCACCATACATCCCGCCTGCGCCTGCAAGGGCTGATGCTTCAGCATTAGCCATGGTAGCAATTCCTTGCCCTGCTCCTGCGGCTTCTCTGAGATTAAGTGCTAGTTGTTCAAGTTTGGCATTTAGCATATCGATTGCTGCTGCTAATTGCTTAAATGCTTCTTCTTCTTTAAACGCTGAATCTGTTAATGAAAGAGTCGCACTTTCTGCGGCTATAGTCTCTTCTGTGATGTGCTGGAATATCCCTCTTCCAGCCCTCTTTATTCCCATAAAGAAACTTATACCCTTGATTAGATAGCCAAAGAAGTTACCTAGGACACCTGTAATCATAATTAGTGGGCCAGCAAAGGCGGTTAGATACCCTAGACCCTTCAAAAGTGCTTGTATTGGTTCTGGAAGATTATTGAATACGTCTAAAATTTTATTTCCAACATTAATCAATACGGTGGCAATAGTGACAAAAACCTCACCGATAGGAATAAGATTTGCCTTTAATGTTTCTACTGCTCTTTGGAATCTTACTGTTGTAGATTCTGTAAGAACCTTTAATTCCTTATCAGCATTGGCTGCTAAATCAGCGGCACTCATGCCAGCAAGGGCTAGGACTTGTTCAGTCTGGCTTCCAGCCTTATTTAAATTGCTTAGAAGAGCATTGATTCTTGAAAATTGGAACTTTCCAAAAAGTTGTTCGATTGCTCTTTGACGAGAAAGTGAATCTAAACCTTCTAGTGCAGATTGTAGATCTGTAAGTGTTCCTATAACATTACCAGCATTTTTATTGACTATTTCATTGATATTGATTCCGAACTTACTTAGAACCTCTGTAGTCTGCTTAGTTGGATTAATCAATGCACCTAATGAAGATTTAATAGCATTTGCTGCTTCTGATGCAGGAACTCCACCCTCACGCATAGCAACAAGCATCAGGGCTAGATCTTCAACAGATCCTCCAAGACCTTGTACAACTGGACCAGCCTTTACGATAGCCGTAGACAAGTCATTTAGGCTTGTAGATGTTTGGTTTTCTACAGCATTTAGAAAGTTAATAGAATCTGCAAGACCCTGGGTATCTTTTTTAAATACTGTCTGAATTGCTAGAGTTGTTTTCATGGCTTCTTGCCTATCAACTTCACCCAAAACAGATAGTCTTACTGCCTCATTTGTTGCAGCGAGAAGTTCATTTCCTTGCTTTCCAGTAGCGGCAATGTCTGCGGCTAATCCCAATGTTTCTGTAACAGCAACACCCATTGTAGATGCAATTTCTTTTGCTAGTCCAAGTGTCTCTTGTCTGATTGCTTGTAGTTCAGACTGGTCTGTCATTCCCTTGGAAGCATCTCCATAAACCTTAGCAAGTCTTGTTAGTTGCTTATCTGCATCCATAAATACTTTTCCTGCAGCCGCTCCAAATATGGTTAGCGGTACAGTAAGGCCAACGGTTAATTGGCGTCCTGCCCATTGGGTATTCTTTCCCCAGTTAATTAATTGAGTAGATCCTCCTGCAACAACTTGTCTGAAAATTCTATATTCTTGATTAAGAATTTGTTGTTTATGAATAGCCTCATCAATCCCAGTAGGAGTAATAACCATTGCCCTACCGTCACCAAGAGCGAGTGTCCTGGAATTCATTAGCCTTACGTTTTCTTTGGCTAATTTAGAAATTTCTCCTTGTTGACTTCTAATATGTTGTGTGGCTGTTCTAAAGTATTGTCCGAGCCTTAGATTTCCTCTTTCAAGGCTTCTTCCAAATCTCTCTGTCTCTGAGGTAAGATTGACCATCTTTGTGGTAAAGTTACCACTAGCATTTAATGCGTCTGAGAATGTAGATATATAGGTCTGCATAGACCTTGTAGCCTGTGGGTTAACTGCTAATCCAGCAGCACTTAACCCAGCAATGTCTGCCTTTAATTTAGCAATCTGCGCTTCTATTGTAGAAAAATTGCCAGTAGCAACTACATTAATATCTATACGACTCAAACTTCAACTACCTCCTGAGTTGCATGGCCTAAGCCAATGCCAATTCCGAACCCTGCCTGTACAGCATCGTATCCTGATAGTTCTGTTATATCTAATGGTTCTGGATCAGAAAGATCGACTCCCTGCAATGCTGCAAGAAACTTTTGTTTATCCCGTTCTTGACGCCTTTGAGCGTTAAGGACTGCTAGAAGTTCTTCTAGTGATAGGTTTTCTTCCAGTTCATCATAGTTTTTCCAGTTTCCCAACAGAAATGCCTCAGATTCCAGAGCGGCTAGATCTAGTTCGTTCCAACTAGAGCCGCTCCCAGTAGATTTGGGTCATTCATTTTTAATCCTCCACAAATTTCAAGGATCTTCATCATTGTGGGGACATTTACTGCTTCTTCAAATGCCTCTCTATCGAACGCAATAGATGGGGCGGTCTTTTCTAAGCAAATCATAGATGCCTTGATAAAAATGTCCATAGCATCTTCTTCTGTTTTAATCTCTTCTGAGTCTAATTCTCTAATTACTGCCATAAACTTTTTTAATTGCTTAATAGCAAGTGGTTTAATTATGACAATTTCTCCATTGTCTAGTTCTAATTCGGCAGTATCATAAACGTTTGTAGCCAACGTATTCCTCCTAATAACTTAATTAAATTATATCAAAATAGGATGTAAAAACATAAAGATGAACCCCGCCTAATAGACGGGGTTGCACCTTGAAATATTTAGTTATTAGGAATAAACTCTGTCTAGAATTTCTCCGTATTCTGCTCCAGCATAATCATCATCTGGAAGGCAGCGGAATGTAACTGGGTATACTGATGCCTCATTTCTGCGGAGAGCGTGAGATACAGTCTCCATAGAAAGAACGCGACGAGCGAGATAAATTCTCTCTGTCTTTGTAGTAGCAGCAGCAGTTGTTGGTCCAGGACCAACGGCGATCAAAGATCTTTCTACTGGTGCTTCTCCAAGTGCGCCTGCGGCTAATTGCAAGACGTTGTTTCCAGAACCATCAGCATTGAGTGTTCCTCCATATGCTGATGCTGCACTTGTTGTACTTGCTGTATTGTATACAGTATTAACCTGTGAAGCATTTGACTGACCAAAAGCGGTACGAACATTTTGAAGTGTTCCCTCACTCATGGAAGTACGAAGCATGACGCGCAATTGCGTCTTGAAGATACGAGCAGAGTCAAGCAACTGGTCAACTTCAACCTCGCCATATTGTGGTTCGTATGAAATTTCGAAGCCCTCAGATGTGTATCCAACGTTTCTCCAGTCTGCTGTACCTGTACTTGTTAAGTAATCTCCAGCAGCAGTTGAACCAAATACTGGCATGACTTTCTTGTAGTTAGCGGTATCAGTTGAGTCTCCCTTTGAAATGAAGACCTGTGCTGCACCGACGATAATATTACGAACTTCACCTTTATCGGCCATTTATTTCTTTACACCTACCTTTCGGATATTATTAGTATCCGGCATAAATCTTTCCTCTTTTATATAATAACATGATAGTACTTTAAAACAAAGATTATTGGAATCTTCCATTATCATCTAGTATTCTAGAGTATTTATATGTAATTTCTACTGTTCCAATCATTCTTCCACCCTCAGACTCAAAGGGGGCTGGGGCAGTAGCGGACTGAAGTCCTACTGAATAAAATTTTATAATATCATCTTTATTATTAGATAATTGAACATCTTTACCAGAGTCGTCTAATCTTCTAAATAAATCAATCATGAATTCAGTTATTTCAGATATTTTTGAAACGCTAGTTCCAATAATGCTATAAAGCATTCTTTCTTCACAAATCCACCATTGATCTCCATAGCCTTCTACTTCATAATCATAAAGTAAATATGGCTGAGTTGATATTAAATTATTAAATTCTGGTAGTTCCTGAATAGGAACAATTGGTACAAGAGACTTAGTAGATCCATCTGGCCTATAATTTTTAGCCTCTAATATTCCTTCCGATTGCAGTTCTTGCCATAAAAATGAATTCATTACTGTTCTAGCATTTTGTGTATAATCAGCCATTAGACAACACTTCCAATAGTTTTATATTGAGCCAGGGTGCTAGAAATAACATTTCTAACATCAGATCTAGTAGCACCTTTTCTATTTAGTGTTCTGGCGACATTTGTTTCTATCTTTTTTATAACACCAGAATTATCAAGTATATTGTTAAAGTTTGTTGACCACCATAATGCAAAATGCTTACTGAATGAACCAGAGGTATCTTGTCCACCTGGATTTCTAATTGTTATAGACTTCCCAGCAGGAACAAAAACTATATTTCTATTTTTATCTGCGAATGCAATAGTTCTTGTAGTAATAAATCCTACTGATTTTCCAGATTCCATAACCTCTGCTTTATTTTTAAACACTCCGCTAGTTTTTACAACTCTACCGGAATTTCCAGGAGTTCTAAGTATTGGAGATATAGGTGATCTTTTCTTAGATAAATTAAACTTAGTATATATTGTTGCAGAACCTAGGCCATTATTTCTTTTAATTAATCTAAATAATCTACCAGTTTCTTTACCAGTCTCTCCCCATTCATAAACATGATGGAAAGAGGTTTTTTTTGATCTTGCTAAAAGATTAGTTGATTTAATAAACTTTAATGCAGCAATAGAATATGCTGCATCTAGCATTTCTTTTTCAGTATTTCTAGATGCTAACTCTTTTATACCATCAACTTTTCCATCTAATTCTGCATAGAGCCTACTTTTTGATGATGGATCTAAATATACACTAATCATTTGGCTGCACCTGGACTCTTCTTAGATGATTTTCATAATATTGAATATTTCCAAACATATCTAAGATTGGGTGGGAACCATGAACCTCA